GGGGGGTGGGGAGAGTTCAAACGAAAAGGTAAAAACTTTTGACCCCACGCCATTATAATATATAGAGTTGAAGGGGTTGGGGAGGTTTCGGATTTCATGGACAAGTGATTGAGGTGGGGGTATAATGCTCGATAGCTATTATAATTGTAATTTTTGATACCCCCTCCACCTCCCCCGTACTATCTTTTTATATAATACCCCCCCCCACCTCCCTATCTTATCTATTACTATACCCCTCCCCTCCCCTTTACTCTATCTATATAATACCCCCACACCCCATTTCTTCTCTTTATATATACCCCATCCCCTCTCTCTATATACCTGTTTGATGTGGGTTGGTTATCGTGGAACGTGTATCAAAAAAAATAGATATGTTCCACGTGGAACGTTTTGTTAAAAAGCATGATGTTCCACGCAATTTTACTTGGTGCAGGTAGGGGGTCTCGCTGTTTATAGACCCCATCCCGCTCGAAAAAAAAAGGGGTGTAAATTGAAAAATTGAATAGACGTGGGGGGGGTGTGGGGTTATATTATATATAGTATAATATATTATAATATATACGTGCGAGAAAAACAAATTTTTGACTATAAATAATGTTAACAGGTTTGGTGGTGGGGATGAATAGAAACCCCCTCCTTCCCTTGTTGAATTGGTTGCTTTATCTTGTTAACTATGGTTGGGTTGGAGGGGGTGGTGTTTAAATATAGATTGATAAAATGCTATTCTCGGGCTATTAATTTTCTAGGTACTTTTCGTGTTACTAGTACACAGTCATCAACATGTACCATGTCTTTAACGTCCTCTTTAGTTATTCTCGGGGGAGTGTCTCCCTCCCACCCGAGGTATTCCATGTCACCGGCAGATAGCTTGTAGTCTCCCAGAGCTTTCTTGACTAGCGAGGCTGGATCGTCACATCCTTCTTCCATGATGTAGTCGTTATTAGTAGTTAACGATGGTACCATGAAGTGAGGCACCGGTTTGCCTTCAATATCCTTGACGTTGAAGAACACGAACAGCACGTCGAGGGTGGGTTCTTTCTCCCCTCCCTTCATGTCTTCTCTCTCCTCCTTCTTCAACAGTTCGTTATACTTCAAAACTACCTCTATATTGATGATATTTTTACATCTACTGAACTCGCCTATCATCCTCGTGTCTTCCGTTATCCCTATCTTGTTAAGGTATCCCCTCCCCGCGAAATCGTTATCTTTCAGTTTTTCAAGGTACAGTTTTATCGCTTCCCCCGGGGTACTCGCTTGCGCTCCTATCCCTATCTTGCTGTCAAACACGTCCCACGCCCCTTCTTGAATCTCTCTCGCGTGAATCCACATCCTCATGTCATCAAGCTCGAACCTTGGCATTTTTATCCCGTCGGGGGTGAGTTCAAGAAACCCTGCCTCTTTTCCCCTGAACCTTAACGCCAGTCCATCATAAACGTCCGTGTATTCCACGGTACCGGTTATACCGTCTATCTCCACTTTCATCCCCGTGTAGTCTTGCTCTTTACTTGCAGGCTTGATCTGGTAACCGGTATGCACGCCTATGAAATCCTCCCCCTCCCCTCTTGTCGTGCATGTTGGGAACTTCTCTTCCTTCATGTGGATGGGTGGGCAGTAAGGTTGTATAGTTCCTAGTTGTAACTCGTTACTTTTCAAATATTTATCAACAATTTCCTTGATGTGTATCATTTCAACATCATCGAATAGCTCGTTCACGGGGAATACCTTGCTGTTGTTATAACTCTCTATCTCCCTTCTTATCTCCCCCACCTCTCTCATCAGCTTGTTATACTTGTACAGTTTCCCCGTTAACGTGTTGCCACTCGTCGTTTCTATCTCCCAGTTGTCCTCCCCGTCCATCATGTCAAGAAGTTCTCCCAGTCCAGTTATGAACTTGTCACCGTTATCGTCTTGTACCAGTACCGTTTTTATACTTCCGCTATCGTATACCTTCGCTTTCATGATCTTGAATTTTAAACGTGTAACGTTAGAAAACACTCGTTATCCATCGTGGAGGGGGTCGTTTTATTACCGTAGAACGTGACTAATTGTTTTACGTCGTTCAGTTTTTCCAGTTGAGTGAATAAATCTTGCACCACCGCGCTTAACTCGCTTCCCTCTATCACTCCCCCGGGAATAACTATCAAGTAAAATATCGATTCACTGAAAGTTTTAACACTCTTGAACTTGTACACCGGCACTTTCACGGCGTCCGCTTTACCTTCTTTAAAATAATCACCGTTATACATTAACAGGGATAGCTTGTCTTTTCTCCAGCACGAGAAGTAAAACCCGTTATCGTTTTTTAAAGTTACCAGTGATAACTCGTCGTCTACCGGGTAATCGTACCCCACCGCCCATGAAACCGGAACGACGGATATTGTCATGTAGTCGTAATCATCCCCGTTGCAACTAGCCAGCACGGTCCCTTCCTTGTCGAAGAAGTAGTACATCTTCCTCGAATCGCTGTAAGTCATGTAATCGCATTTCAGGTAGTACCGGAGCATCCATTTGCTAGTTTTCACGAGTAACGTCGTGTCCACCGCCTCGTTCATCCTAGCCGTGATGTCAGGGGAAGGGTCGGTTCCCATTTTCTTGTAAAAATACGTGAAGTTACCGTCAACGTCATACCATAACTCTCTATCTAGGGTCAATTTACCTTCACTTGAAGTAACTACCTCGTCATGGACTCCCTTCCCGTTGATGAAGTTAACCGGTAAAATAGTTTCCGGCTTCTCCCCCACCATCCCCTTGATGCCTTTCACGATGTCCTCGTTCTCTTTCAGGTTCAACTGGTAGTGTCTCACTTCCTTGGACACCACGTTGTCTCCTTCCACCTCTATCTCTTTCCCTGACTTTATCATGTCAAGGAGGGGGAGGACGGACGTTACCATCTTGTTACCTTCTTCATCTTGTAATAGCACCACGTGAGTGCCGTTGTCAATTTCAATAGTCGCTTTTATCATTGCCTTGAATATTAAATAGTTAGTAATACTTTTCCTCTTTCCTGCTTATAATATCATCCCCCACCTTAACGTGCGTGATGGAGGGTACTTCCTCGAAATCCTTCCCGTTACCGGAGAACTGTATCCCTTTTGCTTGTATGTTTGCTCTCGTGCAAATATCGTCATACTCGTCAAGATGACTCTTCGGGATGATAACGTAATTATCAATCGTGTGCGCCACGGGTGATTTCATCTCTCGAACACTCTTCTTTATCATCTCGATGTCCTCTCTCGTCTTGTCAACGACCGACCTGTTCCTTAACACGTCAATCGAGATGAACACGACCATAACTAACGTGCAAACCGATATTGATAGCATCAAGTAAATCATATCTCCCCCTCCTTCTCTTTTTTATCGAGTTCGATTTCCGCCTTTAACTTGGCCACGTTATCTATCACCTCCTTGTTAAATCTCTTCACTGCCCCCGCCCAGTTCACGTAAAACCTCATGCCTCTCCTCTCGCTCTTGGGTATCACTTTCATCCAGTCCTCCCCCATGTCCCCTGAATACGTGGGCATCTTCTCTAGCAACATGCAGTATCTCAGGTACCTGCTGTATATTCCCCTGCACTTCACCGTTAGCTCGTACGTCTTCTTCTTGTGCTTCGTGCCACCCCCGCCGTCGAAATCGGTCATCAACCCTTCCTCCTTGAACTTTTTCACCATCTTTTTTGACCCGTCCCTGCCGTACATGAACGGTATTTCCCTGAAGTCGTCTATCGACACCACCCTGTCAAGGCTGGATAGGTAATACACGATGGCAAGCTTCTTGTCATCCATCTTGTACTGTCTTCTCATGCACTCGTCTATCAAGTACTTGTGCTTTCCGAACGTGCATCCTATCATCGTTCCTTGCAACACCGGACCCAGCTTTCTCTTCCACACGTACTTGTACATCTTGCCGTTATCCTGCATCCTGTAATGGTGGCGGGGGGCCATCCAGTCAAATTCACTGTAATGTTGCCACACGGTCGGTCTTCCTAGTCTTTTCACCATATGATTCTATTTTAAATAGTTAAGTAATTGACTATCGGTTTTAGATTCCACTAGATCGTGATACCTCTTGAATATGGCGTCAAGGTTCCAGTCATCGTACTTTGACAGTATCTGCCTGAGGTACAAGTGAGCTAGGGGGAGGGTGTTTCTGGACGCTAGGTTCCTTAGAACTAGCCTCAGCCGGTGACCGTCCGTGAACTGTCTGGCGAAATATTGCTTCGCTTCATCGTCACCCTTCATCTCCACGTTGTTGTCTATCATGTATTCCTCTATCTCCTTCTTCACCACCCACAACACTAGGACGACGCTACCGCTCACCTTCTCGTCCTTCAGCATGCCACCGAGGAACACGTCATCACTCTTTTTCATCAAGCTCGACAACTTCCTTATGTTGATGTCGTCGATTCTCTCCGCGTCAGTTGCCTCCCTTACATCCTGCATGGACATCAGGAGCGCCATTTCTTCTATTTCAATTCCCATGTCGATAAAATTTAATATTTAACGGAACAAATATATATAAAATACTTGTAAACGTCAAAGTTTTTCCCTATTTTTGTCGAAACAAAAAATCTATTAGATATGAATAAAGAATTTAAAGTTAAAGACATCTTCCAGCCACAACAAGTGAGCGAGAAATTGAGAAAGCAAGAGGTATTATTCACGTGGAACGACGGGCGTTGGGATCATGACGTCGTGATCCAGTTCCTGAACGACCGTATCGACTCCCTCGTGCAATTAAATATAGGTGACACCGTGGAGGTGGGATTCGACGTTGAATCGAGACGGTGGGAGAAGGACGGTGTCGTTCGTTACTTCACGTCATGCACCGGTTGGAACGTGAAGATCGTTGGAAAGAACCCCGCCTTCCTTCAAGATCAAGGGCAGTTCTCACAAGCTAGACAGGAGTTCAGCCAGCAACCGTCAACCCCCCAACCCCAACCACAGCCGGTTCAACAGCAGCAGGGTGGGATAAATAACTTCCCTGACCCTGATGATAATTTGCCATTTTAGCAAATAATTTTTCCGTTTTAGCAAATTATTTATATCTTTGTGGTATAATTTAATTTGCTAAACATGGAAATAACTAAAATTTGTTTTAAATGTGGTTTGGAAAAGCCAATTTCAGAGTTCTACAAGCATCCTGCGATGGCGGATGGACACCTGAACAAGTGCAAGGATTGTACCAAGAAAGATGTTCATGAAAAGTACGAGGAGAACATCAAGAATCCTGACTATGTTGAAAAGGAAAGAGCGAGAGGAAGAGAGAAGTACAAGAGGTTAGGATACTACGATTCGTACATGAAGCAAAAGTCTGCCAACATGAAACATTTACAAAAGGATATGAGTAAGATGCTTAGATCAAGAGGGTACAATACTAAAATGAAAGAAGCGCATCATTGGAGCTATAATCATTTAAAATCTGTATTCTTGATAGGAAGAAGAGAACATAAGTTGATACACAAGTATCTAGTTAAAGATGAAAACACTAGCATGTTTTACTATAATGGAGAATTGCTTGACACGAAAGAAAAGCACAGGAAAGTGATGGAGATGATATTTGAAAAACATGATATAAACAAGGATATAGTAGATATAGAGTTATAATAATCAATAACTTCATTGATCATTTCGTACTTTTTGATTTATTTCTTTTTAGACATGTAGATTTCCCCTCCCGCTTGAACGGGTGGGGTTTTCTATTGTCATTATAATTTCATATATTTGATGTACAATTAAATACATGTATTATGGCATTAAAAACTTAGAATTCAACGAGACCGGGGACAAGAAGTTCAAGGTTTCATTTTCAACTAGCGGGAAGATTAACGTTTTCCTTGACAGGGTGGATAACTCTGACGTGATGATCTACTTGTACCCGAAGGGATTTGACCCAGTTCTTTACAAGGTGATCAAGCCGGAGAAAACTGACGTGTTAATAGACATGGAAATACCGGGGGATGGCGAGATTACAGTGGACATCGTTTCTAACAGCGAGGTGATCAACGCTTGTTACGTGACGAGCGCCGAGACGTTCGTTTACTCCGTCCCCGCCTCCTCCGTTATTTTCGATGACGGTAAAAGTTTCCAGCAAAAATTGGAGTCTGGAGAGTTGAAGGGGCAGAAGGGTGACAAGGGAGCCACTGGAGCCACCGGGGCGAAGGGGGAGAAGGGGGACACGGGTCCTGCCGGTCCTCAAGGTCCAGCCGGTGCGAAAGGTGCTACTGGCGCTGCCGGGGCGAAAGGAGCTGACGGTAAATCCGTTAAGGCAATCAGCCTCACCGCCGATTCTTCCGGCAAGATCACCGGTGGGAAATGCACGTCGTCTGATAACTCAACGCTTACCATCACCGTTACCACGGCTACCGTTTGATGATTTTTCCCGTTTAAGCCGTTTCTTTACATACTGGAGCCGTGGGGATACCCTCACGGTTTCTATTTCCTCGAAAGTGTCGTAATACATCTTCATGGCTTTCTCGGCCTGTTCCTTGTATTCCCTGTTGGTGGTGCTGGTGTAGATGTCGTAATTTTCCATAAGCGTAAAAAAAAGAGGGTGTGGTGTCCTGTGTTTTCCCCACCCTCGAACAGCTATTGTTAACAATGAAACCCTTGAAATTTCCCCCTCCAACACCGGTGGCGCGAGGGGGACAATTCACTTACTATAATTCAAAGCAAAGACATGCAAATATATCATTTTATCTTCAATTCTTCTATCTTCTCGACTATTTTCCTGTATATAAATTCCAACAGGTAAGCATAAGCCTCCTCCGATTCCTTGACGAGTGACATTCCCCTGCTCCTGAGTAGAATGCTAGTAGCGTGGAATACCTCGTGAGCCAGTATTCCTTTATATTCAGGAGTGGTGGGGGAGTGAAGTAATCTAATGAACAAGGCGTTGTTACTTAACAAACCGGTAGTACCTTGCGATCCAGTCTCGCAAGAAGACTTGACAAACTCGATGTCATCCTCGCTCACGTTCTTGTTCTCTAGCCATTTTATCGCCCCGTCAATATCTCCCACCACCACGAGCAAATCAGTAGAGTACAGTTCTATCTCGACGATGAAGTAATTGATCTTTTCTTTTTTCATGCTAGTCATCCACGTCTAGTTCTTCCCGATCCATGCCCGGGTGTCGTTTACAACTGTAAAATCTATCCCTGTCCTCGAAGAAAGCCTCGATCGGGTCGGAGGGGCGGGGACAGCAAGTGATCATGTTGCACAACCTCTCGTTATCCCTCTGGATTTTAGTTTTCAGTCTCTCCCTCTCAAGGTGCCTGATGTAAGCACCGTACAGGTAATTTATCACTTCTTCTCCTGTTGCCATGATTTTATTCTAAAAATATATTTTTAATTATCCATTTCCTAGCCCCCCTCACCCACTCGTGGTCCTCTATAACGAGTAGCTTGTCCGCCATCGGGTAAACGTCTATCTCCCCCCACCTCTCGTCAAAGAACTTGAACATGGTGGAACGATTGAAGGCTCTCACGTCGTAAGCGTCGAGGGAGGGGAGTATCTCTCTTTTGAACCTCACCATCCTTTTCAGCCTTTCAGCCTTGCTATCTTGCTTGACCTTCTCCATCTTGAACACCGTTTCTATTCTTTGTCTATCCATTTCGTGTAAGGACATACCTCCGACTTTTTCTTCCCCATGCTAGCTAACACTCACCGCTTTCTTGATAGGGCATCACCTTTAATATATTTACTATATATTAGTAGGTTATTAGTAATATATATGTTACTAATATACTACAATTAGATGAACTTTACAAGTGATATACATGAAGCATCTAGTGTAGTAGATGGGAGGAGACCTCCGCCGTGAGCATTAAATAACAAGAAGAATACTTAAGGGTGGGCAGGAACGTTATCGTTCGAGTGACTCCCACTCCCTCTCCATGAAAGCTTCCTATCTCCCCTCTATAACCTATGTTATAGATTCTTTGTTAGGAGCGATTCGGCTCGTTGGTGGTCCATGACCTCCACCTTGTACCTTTCGGCATGGGTTACTCGTCGTCAAGTCGTACAGACGTAGCGAGATTTCTTTGAACCTTATTCATGAACAGTTTATATTCCAGACACTCTAGTCTTGGTGAGCGTTTTCGGGTGTCAACCGGGGCGACAGGTCGCTCTGTCTTCAACTGCCGCTATATACCTCTTGTCGTGGGAATCTCTATAAAAAGAGAAATCCTTGACCGGACTAGTGTTGATGGGAGATCGGAAGTCAAGGATAAGCTCTCAAGTATCTATAAAAGGCACTTACATTTTCATGTAGGCACTTACGTACAATATTACACTTGTACGTATTGACGCTTCACTGGAACGCTACTTTTTAGGTCAATCTCTTGACGGTCATCCATAGTTGGAACCTCCACGTCCGAACCCCCGTGTGCCACAGGTTAATTTTTTTATCTAATAAATTCGTAGAACGCAAAAATTTAATGTTGCTTGTCATAGTTTCCGATCGCCCAATCAGTCCACTACTACATAGCAATGCAAATATACGGTGAAGTTTCGAGAAAACAAAGCGTGAAGGCAAAAAAAAATCACGTGGACGGGGAATTTAGTAGAAGTATATGTTTGTAGTGCGGATTAGAACGGATGTTCTTGGTGTTAAATATCTGTTCTTGGAGATCGTCCACGTGATGATACAAAGGTGAGTATTTTATTCTTAGAATCAAAATATTTTTTATATATTTGCCTAAGTATTAAAGATAATCACCATGAAAAGCAAAAAACGCAAAGGATGTGGCGGCAAGCCTAAAAAGTAGTTTGACATGAGCGACGAGAAGAAAGAGATACTGTTGGGAGCCAGCTCAAGGGCGCTTCCCAACTCCATAAAGTTCCCCACGGGGATGAAAGAGAACCCCTCCCCGTCACTGGCTGATTTCTTGATGACGCAGAGGGCCGATAACCTAGGTGGTGACCCGGAAACGATAACCCTTGAGGCTCTAGGTAAATTGCTTGGAGTGGGGGAGGGGAGCGGGAACCCGTCCACCGATCCTATCTTCAACACCGTCACGATTTCAAAGTGGTTGAAGGTTGGTGAATCAATCACCATTAACGACCTTATATTCAGAATTTTCAGGGACGGTTTAAAGACTTACATACGTGCCGAGGACCTCAAGAACCCGGAGGCGGAGATATGGATTGACCTGTTCGCCGGGGCGTTCACTAGGCTTATCGCCACGCATTACGACACCCCCGGGTGGCAACAGGGTATCGCCGGCGGCTCGTTATGGAACGACGAGACCGGTAACTCTCACCTAGAGGTGGATTACGCTTACATTCGCAAGAAGGCCACGTTCGTTAACCTAGTTATACAACAGTTAACGGCGCAGGCCGGTCAGGTGATCATCACCCCCACCAACATGAAGATAGGCAAGGTAGAGGAGCTTGATCAAGGTTACAAGTGTTACGCCGAGGACGGTGACTTGAATAATTTCATCGTTTACGACCAAGCTAGATGCCAGAAGTTCACGCTAGAACACCAGAAGTACTACTGGCGTCTCGTCATAGCCGTGGGGGCGGATTACTGTATCCTGTCCAAGACCGATCAAGACGGTAACGGTGACGTCCCGGAGGCGGGAGACGAGATCGTGTTGTTCGGGCATAGGGACGACAAGAACAAGCCTAGACAATCCGCCATCATGCTTGACGCCGCTTCCGATCAGGCTCCCGCCATATCCATATACATGGGTATCAACTCTTACGACCTCACGGGTAAACGGGTGGGGGTGTTCGGGAGAGACCCGCTAGACGCCGCCGCCGCCGGTATATTCGTGCAGAACGGTCGTTTCGAGAACATCATGATAGGCCCGGGATGTACCGGTCTTGACAACTTCGCCGAGTATGACAAGTTGATTAACGATATAAACAAGGCGGTGTCCAAGAGCGTTGACATCATGCCTGACCCATCCCCCGCCTTCATGACCGACAAGGACGGTAACACCACCCCTGACGAGATCACTATACGGGTGTCGGAAAACAACTTCAACTCCGACCTAGGTGGTTACAGGAGATGGTATTACCTTTCAGGTGACGGTTTCAAGGAGATAGAGGGAGAGAGCCAGAAGACGCTGGTCATCACGCCTGCCAGCGAGTGGTGGGCTGGCAAGAACACGTTATCCGTCATGTACGAGGTGGAACTGGACGGGGAGAGGTACTCGGACGTGTCCTCTCTCATCAAGGTTTCCGACGGTATCAACGGTGCCGGCGGATACATAGCCGTTCTGGACAACCCTTACGTGGGCATAGCTTCAGATTACAACGGCAAGATCAAGGACGGTCAGCTCGGCGAGAACGGGAGGGCGAAAACGGGCGTGGTCGCTTACGCCGGTACCACGTTGCTATCCCCCAACCCTAACCCGGGGAAGGGGCAGTACAAGCTATCCATAAAGAAGGTATCCGGTTGTACCGCCGCCATCACCCAAGCGGGAGGGGAGATGTACTTGCTTGACATGTTCCAAGACATGGCATCCGTCACCCTCACCGTTAACTTCGAGGGGTCGAGTATCACGATGGACCTAACGTTCAATTGTAGCAAGACTTTCGACGGTGCTTTAAGCTCCGAGGAGATAAAAGGTGAACCGGGGGAGGCCGCTTACTCTCTGGACCTAGATAACGACGTCTGCATAGTTTCCACGCAACCGGACGGTAGCGGTGGTTACTGGGGTGATAACGCCAAGTCCACGGCAATGGTAACGAAGGGGGGAAAGGACATAAGCTCCAAGTACAACTTCGCCACCGAGGCAACCCCCTCCACGATAGATTACCTAGCAACAAACAACGGCAAGACCGTTCAAGTGAAAGGCATGGAAGAGGATGACGGTTTCATCCTGTTCACCTGCATGCCCAAGAACACTATGGACCCGGAAACTATAAACGCCCCCACCTTGCAAAAGAGGTTTAACATCTCGAAGAACAAGCAGGGAGAGCAGGGACAGCGTGGCCCCGGTGGTTACGTGTGGATCGTTTACGCCGATGACGAGGCGGGGACGGGAATATCGCTCACCCCGGAAGGCAAGAAATACATAGGGCTGGCGCACGACAAGGAGACGCCGAACCCGCCGTTACCGCTTAACCCGGCCGATTACAAGTTCTCCCTGTTGACCGGGGAGGGAGTGCCGGGACCCCCGGGAAGTGACCGTTTCATATGGATCAAGTTCTCCACCACCCACCCGATCACTGACCTTTCACAAGTCACGAACGACGGGTCGGCTGAAGGGCTTAGGTACATAGGATTCTCTTACAATCAGGTTAACCAGCAAGAAGACACGTTCCCGCCGGGGGAGGAGCAAACGATTGACGTGGCTTACTACAACCGCGAGTACGAGTGGTCGGAGTACAAGGGGAAAGACGGCGTTGGATTGCAGGTGCAATACTCGAAGGACGGGAAATCCAACTGGCACTACCCGTTCCGGGTGGATGACGTGTTCATGAGACAGAAGATGGATGACGGCGTTACTTGGTCAGACCCCATGAGAATCGTGGGGGAGGCCGGTCAGGACGGTACTTACGTTGAATACCAGTTCGCCAAGAACACGTCGATCGAGACCCCTCCCACTACCGGCTGGCAGGACGGGCCACCAACCACTAGCGGGAACGAGTTCCTGTGGATGAGAAAGGGTACTGTTGAGCCTCCAGCCACCGAGGTACCTGAAGACGGGTGGAGTACCCCGGTAGTGATCACCGGGCCATCTGGAGCCTCTTACTGGATCGTTCCGGACACTAGGTTCATCAACATGCTGAACGGGTCTCCTAACCCCCCTAGAGTGCGTTTCACGGCCAAACGTGGATCGGTTGCCGACGGTGTTACCGGGTGGTCTCTTGGGTACTGGAGAACCGCTTATTCTAAAGATAATCAAAAGACTTGGACCACGATAAAGTCGTGGACTTCACAAGTTCCTTACATAGACGTTGACATCGACCCGTCTTGGACGAATCTTAGAGCGGAGCTTTACTTCGATCAAGGTTTCGTTAATATATGCGACAGCGAGGTCGTGTTAATACAGGACGTTTCCGGTATCCCGGGAGAGTCCAACTACGTCATAGACCTTGATAACGAGGTCGGTTCAACTAACACCAAGGCTGACGGTAGCGGTGGTTACTACGGTAACAACATGCTAACGAGGTTGCGGGTGTTCTACGGTACCGAGAACGTCACGAATCAGGCCACCGTCACGGTGTCGGCAGATTCAGGTATAAAATACACCAGAACGAATAACGCCGAGTACGTTCAAGTTCAAGTGACCGATTTTACCGGTTCTAACATGACCGGTTCAGTCATATTCAACGTGTCAAGTCAAGGTGGAGCTTTTCCCCCGATCCAGAAGATATTCAAGGTCAACAGGATTCCTCAAGGTGAACGTGGGCCGGAGGGTGATTCAATATCGGTTCAATTCTCCGTTAACGGGACGTCCGGGTGGCATTACCCGTTCGTGGAGGGTGACATCTACATGAGACAACGTGTCGGGAGCGGGGCATGGTCAGACGCCATACGAGTGGTGGGCGAACAGGGAGAACCGGGGGCGGACGGTGAATCCGGTGGTTACACCGAGTTCCAGTTCTCCATAGGTGCTTCAAGAACTTCTCACTCTGATATAGCTGAAAGCTCGTGGACAGACGGTCCTCAAAGCACGACTGTTGCGAAACCTTACGCATGGATGCGTAGTAGAACCGTTGACAAGTTCGGCTCCGTTTCAGGATGGACGTACGGGTCTTACGGCGCCCCCGGTAACGACGGTGCTGACGGTTTACCCGGCACGGCTTACTGGCTATCCACCGATTGTTCTAGCGCTTCGATTCGTGATGATAGCGCCAATCCTGCCACCGTGACCGCTACCGCCCACAAGGGTGAGGGAGGGGTAGGTGTTACCGATTACTCTTGTTACTGGTACGTGGCCGTGTCTTACGACTACATGAAGAACTGGACGGTTATAAAATCTGCCGGTGGTTCTGCAACCACGAAGTACACGTACACGCTGGCGAAAAGTTCAACGAAAGGTTGGCCTACCAACATTCGTTTCTCCGCCTTTTTCGATCCCGACGGTACCAAGATGATAGACACGGAGGACGTTCCAGTTATCAACAACGACCTTAACGACGTGACGACCCTCGACTACCTCAAGCACGCCTTGCAACAGAAGACGGGAATAGATGGAGGTTTAATATCAACCACGTACATCAAGGTTGGTTATTCCCCCTCCCTCCGTGACGGTAGTTCCGTTCCTGACGAGATACCCAGTGACTGGGTAGAAACCGGTGGGATGTACGGTGGATCAACGCTAGCTCCCGGTCAAGGTGACGTGTGGACGATAAGACAGTTCAGGAACCGTGTACCTAGATTTTATAGCGGGGGAGATTTTGAAAAGGCAAAAGAAGCGTTGAAATACGCCACCACCCAGCTCGGGGCTGACAACTACGATCCCCCCGCCGACAAGGTAACGTTCGCCGTGAGTGACTCGGGTATATTGTACGCCCAGAACGCCTTCATCGAGGGTACGGTTATGGCTAGTGGGGGGAAGATAGGCAACCTTACCATAGATTCTGACGGTTTGGCTTACAATCAAGTTACAGAGAACGGGAAAACGTATTACAAGTCAAAATTGTACAATGGAGGTCTTGTATATCGTGAAAATTGGAACGCAACGGATAGCGACTGGGATAGACAAATAGCTATCGGAACATCAGTTATCCCATCTTCTGCCGGAATTAGACCAATGTTGTACGGTAAAGTTAAACAGAGGGGTAGTTATGATACCACCACTTTCATGTACTTGTCTATCACGGGTGGAACTAGGAATTTTTCCGTTAATTCAGGTCCTCAAGCTATTAGAATCCAAGAAGGAGATATTCATATTAATAAAGGGTATGTAACTTACAGTGGTAATTCCTATTCTTATTATTCTGGTATAAACGGTTATGGTGATGTCAGGATAGGTAACGGATGGGTTGATATAGGTCCTGATCCTAATTTTAGTGGCGCTACAAGAACGGAGCCGGGAGGTATTAACTTGGCGTCGCAAAGAGCAGCGTTAATTTTTAACGGTTTACGAAGACATTCCTTTAGTTCAGATAGACAACAAATAAGTATTGGAACTGATAACAACATGGTTGTCTTGTATGGTGGTGGATCTAACAAGATTGTTAATATAGAATCTAGGTTAGCGATAGGATCATGGTTTTTTATCATGTCATGGGCGGACGAGAAATTCTGGATATACGCCCCGTGGTCTTCAGGAGAGTATTTCATAATTGATGACTTGTATTATAAAGGAGTTTCTTCTGCCGGTCATGATATAGTATTTGTTATAAAAGTTGATTCGAATAAATGGATAGCGTCTCAAATGCCTAAAAACTGGCTTTCTTTTGAAGAAAGAGTTTAGTTATTATTAATATATTAAATTTACATTGAAATGAAAATTAAATTGACTATTTTAGACCGCATGATGTTGTTATCAAACGTCATTGAATCTTTTAATTCACAGAACGGAACGAAAAAAGAAATCGTGATGTGTCAATCCGCCTCCCTCGCCCTAGGGTTGTCGCCAAAGGATTACGAGGAGTTCGAGATCACTTCTGACGAGAAGAAGGGAACCGTGTCATGGAACAAGAAGGGTCAAGAACCTAGAGATTACGAGTTACATCACATGGTGGTAAGTTTCATCTGTGACGAGATCGTGAAGAAAATGCAAGGTAACAGCCTTAACGGTCCTGTAATGTCATTGTTCGATCGTTTCATGACCATGATCGTCGAGAACCCGGAGAAAGGATTGCTTGACCCGGAGACCTTGAAGAAAGTGGAAAAGGAACACGAGGAACTGGAAGACTTGTATAAAACGTTTAACCCGGCCCCCGTCGAGGAAGAATCCAAGGAAGAATCTAAACCGAAAGGGCGGCCAAGAAAGAACTAGAAAAAATGTCAAAGAAGATTACCCTAGAGAACGTGGATTCATCGGAGTTACCGGAGGTCCCGGTGATCGGGGAAGTCAAGCAGATAAGGTTCACGCAAGACATGGAGTTGGTCAGCACGCTGGCTGACTCCGACTTGTTTATGATACAAGCGGGTGCCGACCTTGAAGCTAGACCGAACACGATCACGTTTGATTTAATAATAAAGAATTTATCCGGTCCCATCGAGGAGGGAAGTAAAAAGTTCGTTACCGGTGACATGATGTTCAAGGTTATCGGGGACATGAATCTTCTTGACACGTGGGACAATACCAACTTGGTTAGTTCCCTGAACGCCACGTACGTTAACGTGAGAAGGATAGAGGAAGAGTTACGTCGTGAGATCAACCGTTCCACGGGGAAGGACGAGCAACATGACGAGCAGATAGCTAACCTCCGTCAAGACCTCACCTCCACCAACGAGATGTTGAATCAAGAGATCAACAGGTCGGTGGCTAAAGATAACGAGCATGACGAGTTACTGGAAGGGTTGCGTGATGACGTGGATTCCACTAGCTCCAAGCTAGACGCGGAGATCGACAGGTCAACGACCAAGGACGCCGAGCATGACACCTTGCTCAAGGGGTTACGAGTGGACGTTAACGCTAACAAGAGCGCCATAGACTCGGAGGTTGCCAGATCGACAGCCCGTGACGAGGCTCATGACGCCGCCATATCAAAGAACGCTAGCGACATCACCACCGAATCCAGCAGGGCGAAAGCGGAAGAGGCGAAGATACGGCAGGAGATGCAAGCCGCCGACACTAACCTTCAAAACGCCATAACCGCCGAGACCGAGCGAGCCACGGGCGTCGAGGAAGACCTGCAACGACAGATAACGGACCTTTCAGGATCAACGGACGACAGGCTCGAAGCGCTAGAGGCGTTGTCCCACGAGCAAAACACGGACACGGGTACCACGAGCAAGACGTTCGTTATAGACTCCGGTAACACGGGAGCCATGTTGAAAGCGGAAGGTGGGGGATTGTCTACCCGCACCAAGGGAGACGCCGGTTACGCTAACTTCACCGTGCAGAACCTCGTTATAAAAGGTGACGTCACTCAAGAGGGAGACACTTTCATAACTCAAGCGGAGAGGGTTGAAGTGCGTGATAACATGATCCTGATTAACGAGGGAGAGACCGGTGCTGGCGTGACTGCCGGTTTCGCCGGTATAGAGGTGGATCGTGGAACGGAACAGAACTTCATGTTCGGCTTCAACGAGTCGGACGGGATGTTCAAGATCGGGAAAGAGGGGAACATGTTCGACGTGGCACTTAGACAGCCGGTGGGGGACATGATTGACGGGATGTTCGCCTCGTGGGACGCCGCCACCAAGACGTTCAAGACCACTAACGTGATACCGTATAACAAATCGTTAGATTTCAAATTTGATCCGGAAATCGTTGACGCTACCCTCAAAATGAAGTTTATGGAAGCCGGATTAGGATTATCCATGAGTGGCGATGATTCCATCTTGGCGTTATTACCGGGTATGCTACAGGATGAAGTCAAGTATTCCTTAATTTCAACTAACACGAATGGTATAATACTTGGAGATTCTAGTGGTTCTAATGACAAGTTTATTCTTGATATAAAAAAACCTTCATTCATTAGTCCCGTCCTTGATAAAAATGTTATCATAGGGGGTAAGAATGCTTATTTCTCGTATTATAGTCACAGTGTGGGGAGTTCAAACACTATAATCGCTTCTTGTGGAGTTAAAGCACCTTCTTTTTATCGTGCATCAGACAATGCCGAGGTGTTGTACTCTCTTGATCAAGCGAGACTAACCGATGGAATGTTCCTCTCGTGGGACAAGACTAACAAAAATGTAGTAACCACGAACCTAATCCCCCCCACCCAACAGTTGTACCTTGGAACAAGTGATGTAGGTATAAGTTATAACGAGGCTGATGGCGGTAGTATAAGATTAAGAACTAGCGAGCAATCATTAAATATATTCACGAGAAGTGGTTATACTAATTTCAAGTCAACGTTAAACAAGTTCCAGTTTACCGGTGATGTCAGCATTTCCACTGGTAAATTGAATACTGTCGCCGCCACTTTTAATATTAGCGTGGCGGGTGGTAATAGCATGGTGATAGGCGGTACAGGCTCAACTTTAAGCACCCCCCTCACCTCTACCACGTACTACCGTTCTTCTGACAACTCTGAGGTACTGTATCAAGCTGACCTCAAGAGCGTGTTAACAGGGAAAGAAACGAACTACGCCCCCACCGTCAAGGCCGTGTCAGACGCCATAGACGCCGTTAATACTGGAACCACCGAATCACTAAAAGAATACTTGAAGTTGAGTGGTGGAACCATGACAGGTCCTATAGTTATGAATAATAGTATAGTACTTAAATCTAAAGATGTTAATGGTGTTGAAAGAAGATTGATTGGTAAATCTAGAGAAGGAACAACACATATTGGAGATATTGACGGGAAGGCTCAAATATACACATCAGATACTGATGTGATTCATTTCAGATCAACAGGTGCATATACAATACTAGATTCATACAACCTCCCCGACCCCGCCACCAAGTCAGGGAATAATGCTTTCACTGGAACGAATTCGTTTGTCGCCAACAAGTTCTCTGTTGGTAATTTTAAAGTAAATACAAATAGTAACCTTGAAGTAAATATTCCATATAAAGAAGATGTGACGAAATTGTGGAGGTCATTGTATTTCATGTACAATAGTCTTGAAGATACGAAAGTGACTTTTGGTTCGATGATTTCAGCTACTGCTGCTGATTACGCATATATTGGAATTGGAAGTGTTAGTTATAATAATGCACAATACAAGTTTCGTACAGAATCCCTAGATTTAAATACAATATTTAGAATTGATTTTGGTGACGCATCAGCTATTTCAGCTAATGAATCAACTATTATTTTTGGTAGTAATAAACGTGGCTGTTATGTTAGATCAAATGATACTGATTTAGTACATATCAAGAAGAATAATAATTACAAGATATGGGACGCTAGCAACCTCCCCGACCCCGCCTCCACCTCTGACATACCAGACGTGTCTGACATGGCCAAAAAGAGCGAGGCTAACACCTTCACCGCTCAAAACACTTTCGTGGCTGGACGGTTTAACGTGGGTCCATTTAGCGTGACATCAACTGGATCACTGTTAATCGATATTGCTAATACTGGGAGTTGGGTAAGAAGTATCGTATGGTCAAATAATAACAAATCAGAATCTGCAATTAGATTTGGTGCGCGTGGTATGGGTGATGTACCTAATTGCGCGTGGATTGGAATTGGAGATGTAAGTTATGATAATGCCCAATACATATTATCGCCAACAAAAATGACAGTACCAACGGCTTGGTCATTAAATGACAAAAGTGGAAACGCGTTTGTTTGGACTCAATCTTGGGATTTGGTTAATTTTGGACGTTCAGTAGGAACCACCAAGATACGTAGCGGGGCAGTAGACCTTATTCACACTAAAGGATCAACTGATTACAAGATACTTGACGAGTCAAATTACTCTCAATACTTGCCTACTACATCCAAGTGGACTTACGGATTCGTTCATGAACCCAAAGAAGTCTATGATTTAAACACGGATTTGGTAGGTCCGGATAAGGGTAAACTTGCGTACAATTACACAGGGCCTTCTTATTGGACAAACGGACCCACTGGTATGGATTATGGGACGGTTATCCAAATATGGGGCAGTGGAAGTCCAGCAAGTACACCCAGCTTGATGCCTCAATTGGCATTTGATGTTAACCATAATGCCGCTAACAGTACTCGTTACATGTACTTTAGAACCGCCAACAATCTAGGGTATGGTGATTCATCCAACTGGAAGAGAGTAGTGACTGCTGATGAGGGCGTGGCTGTGCTGGTGATGGATGCGAACACGTATCCATCTATCGCCAGAATAGATGGGGCTACCTACAATTGGCTTAGGACGCCAGCCCAAGGACTATTGCCTAACACTCAAGTAACTCTTGATTCGGGTGGCACCTCATACCTTGGTACCAAGGACTGGGCATTTGGTTACGCAACAATACACACCATATGCTCTAAAAGGTATATGTTCGGTGATACGGGTGTTGATTTCAGACTGGACACGAATAACAAGATAGCAGCCACCATTTCAGGATCAGCACGAGGGATAGAGATAGGTGATTTGCTTGTTTCCAGTAATTACGGTGCTGATGCGGCAAAGGTACCTACTAACGGTATATTCGCATCAGGAAGAATCCAATCGAATGATAGTATGCTAGTTGGATATTCAGGAAATGTCACTGGAGGGATGCTAGGGTACGGGTTGTATTATGATGGAACTTTCGCACAAGGGCTAGGATCTGAATATTCTTCTGGGGCATTAGTCTTGTACAAGATGTTAAACCCCAATAAGGGTAAGGCAGGATATAACGTTCCTAGAGCGGTAACAGGAACTCCTACTTATTTGAAAATTTCAGATGGTGTGTTGAAATTAGGGGTTGGGGTTAATAAAGCGTACACGGCAGGAGAAGAAGTCACAGTGACTGAACATATCGTTCTACATCAAGGCAACGGGTTTTATTTAGAAGTACCTACAACTTATGTGCCTGTACGGATGTCCGCAGATAAAGCGGCACTTGCAACGGGTAGTGGGTACCTTGAATGGTGGAACTCAGGAGCGGGATGGGTGAACCACAGGGCAGGGAAATACATCGTCAACGGTGGTTCATCGTCACAATTCTTGAAAGGAGACGGGTCCTTGGACAGTACCGCCTATTTGCCGTTGAGTGGGGGAACCATATCAGCAGCAAACCCCGTGCCTCTAATTATTAATAATTCAGTCTCAGGTGGAACTGACTGTTTCGTGAGATTCAATTTAAATGGAACTGCTAGTGGTGCAGTTGGATTCTTGAAAAATAAGGGTACTTATCTATATAATTATACTGGCAGTAAATATTTGTTTTTGAGGGGTGATGGGGCATATTTTGGAACAAATCTAGGTGCTGGATCAAAACTCCTTACTACAGATGATAATGTTATAACTGCAGTTGGAGAAGAAAATTATGTAAATGTAAGTTTATCTAAAGCTGCACAAGCTTCAGCAGGAGCTGCTAAATACTTGGAATGGTGGGATAGTACCACAGGATGGTATAATTTTATAACTGGGTATATCATAGCAAATGGATTTATTAGGGCAACCACATCACTCCAGTGTGATGGGCAAGCCATATTACAATATTCCCACAATGGGTCATATCATAATGCCATTAATGTAAATAAGTCAGATGGTGCTGGTTATGTAATGATAGGTAATTATACTAGTAAGATGAGAACTTTCCTTTTATCTAATGCTTCTGATATATTACACTATAGAAGCACGGATAAGGTTAATGGAACTCCTTATAGGATGTGGGACGAGTATAATCTTCCCTCTCCTGTGAAATCAACTTCAACGAAGAAAGTGACTGATATTCAAGTTGTCGATGCTTTACCGGCAACACAAGAAAGTGGGGTTTTATATTTGGTAGTAAAATAAGGATATGGGAATAACGTTAGGAACATTAGGCGATTTGGCGGCTGGCGCTTTTGAAGGCGGGAGTTTACAAGAGGCTTGGTATGAGGGGGTGAAAGTATGGCCAGTGGCAGGTATAAGCACTATTCTAAAATTGAAACCCACGGTATACCTCCCGTTAGGTGGAGACATTGATGATTACTCCGGGAACGGTAATAACCCGGTTGATCACGCGGGGAATATATCTTATTACATGATCGGGTTTAACGGTTCCCCCTGCTTGGACTTGTCTGGTGGGGGGGTAGCCCTTCGTTTACCGGACGTGGTAAAGGGAACGCGATCATTCACCATATCCGTGTGCGCGTATAGTCGCGCGGAAGCTAACACGACTTATGATGGGATCATGGGTGGTGTTATAGATGGTAATGGAACGATGGGTCTTGGATACGCTATGGGTCTTGATTCCCCGGGAACCCCCATGGATAAAGTGATGAGGTTCCAAGTGTACAATGGAGCGTCAAATCAAGTATGTAAAGCCACGGTTACAAACTGGATAGTAGACGGTTGGAATCATTTGATAGTCGTGTTCGACTGGCCTTCAAAAACTTTTGACTTTTATTTAAACGGTAAAAAATACGGCTTAATATCCCCTTCTGACCATCCCATTAATGGACCTGTCGATTACGGTAGTACTGGCGTGATGGGGTGGGATGGGAACATATGGCTTGGTAGGGCTTTCCACAACACGACAGAACCCCTTGACTGGTGGGACGGTTGCTTGCAAGAGTACTCGTATTTTAACAGGGCGCTTGCCGGGATGGAGCTTCAATTATTGCACAGGGCGTACAAGGGGAATATGATCGTAAGCTCGTCTAAATCGCCATCAATAGATTCGTGGGGTAGTATCAAACCTTACGTGTGTACCGGTGGTACTGGAACAACGATAAACAAGATAGTTCCTAACATGGTTGAAGCGTCTACAACGAACAAGTTAACAATAAGTAAAGCGAATAGCTCGTGCTTATATTTAAGTAGGTCCATGTCAAAAGACGTGGGTGTTACTGATGATTTGGGGGGGTACGATTTAGTGGCCACGGGAGCCATAAGTGGTACTAATATTCCGATTGCATTGGGTGATTGGCATAAAAATATTGTTAATAATCTTGATGGGAGTGGTTGTTATATTCCACTCAATCTAAATTTAATTCCACCGAATGTTGATGCAACTTTTACCTTTACATTTCAAGGGGTTACTCAAACATTCGGTGCTACGATAAAGGCTTAATTATTTAATTATTATGTACATGACAAAAATTTACTACAACAACTGGTTGGCGAGGTTGATACTTTTCAAGGGGTATTCAACCATAACGCTAGGCCCTTTCATATTAACGAAAATGAAAGAAGGGCAGTTGCCTGATTACGCCATTAACGAGGAACGTATTCACGTTCGTCAATGGAAAGATTGTTTCACGATGGGTATGATAATCGCTTATTTCGCTAGTTTTCTTTTCAGCGCCCCCTACCACTGGTACGCGTTCTTGCCGTTCCTCTTGCCTTTCACGTTGTACTACATCATGTACCTCGTCGAGTGGTTAATATCGTTCATTCACCACGTTATAAAAGACAAGGGGAAAGAGGTTGGAGAATCCAACAGAAAGGCTTACTACGCCTCGTCGATGGAGATGGAGGCTAAAGAGAACCGTGATAACATGGATTACTTGAGAACTAGGCCTTTCGGTGCCTTTTTTAGATACTACGGAAGAATTTAATTCGTATATTTGTGTTATGGAACGAGTAATCAAACATATAAGAAAAGAGTTCTTCGACGATGCCACGGTTGGCAGGATCGAGATTGAAGGCGAGGACTTCTGCTGGGTGCTTGAAGACGCCGTGAGGGAAACCAAGATACCCGGCAAGACGGCCATCCCCGCCCACAAGTACAAGGTTGCCATAACTTACAGCCCGAAGTACGAGAGAGACATGATCTTGTTATACAACACGCCGGGACAAACCGTTGACGTTAACGGGATGAAATTCTCTGGCATAAGGGTTCACGGTGGCAACGACGTGGATGATACCGATGGATGTCCACTTGTCGCTTACAACCGTACCGGGGAGAGAACGATACAAGGTCGTGCCGACAGGGACATACAGGCTCTAGTCGAGAAATTTATCAAGGATGGTGATGAAGTGTTCTGGGAAATTATAGAAGAAAGGAGTTAGTCATGCAAGCTAGCGTCAAGAACTGGAAGAAACCCACCCCACGTAAAATAAAGATGATAGGCGACATGTGCGTCTACACCCTTCCCATGTGGCAGGGGTTGATAACCACATCCCCGTTCTCTGACACTTGGAAAATATGGCTTAACTTCATCATAGGGGCGTTATTAATCATGGCGAAGGCCATAACTAAACTATTTTCTGAAAATGAGCAACTGGATAGACAACGTGACAGGCAACGTTGCCAAGGCGGTGATGGGGGCGGTAGCACTAGTGGTAACGACAGCTATGGCGACTAGTTTCAACAAGCCGACCAAGGAGTACGTGGACTTCAAGGATAACGAGATCAGGAAGGAGTTGTTGAACTTGAGGGAAATCCATAACGCCGAGTTCAAGAGTTTAGAACGCACCATAAAACTGGAGATGGACGCCCTCCGGAAGAATATTGAGGATTGGAGGGAATCGGACAAGTCTAAATACGAGCTTATACTTAAACTAATTGAAAAACAGAATAATAATTAAAATTTAATTGATATGAAAAGAATCAGGCCGATCAACGATTACGTGATCATCAAGAAGACAGAGCAAGAGATGCGAAAGGTGGGGAGTATATTCATCCCGGAGACGAGAAACGAGCTAACACGGAAGAGCGATGTTGTCGCCATGAACGCCGGTAGAAACGACGTGAAGGTGGGAGATACCGTGATTCACCCCTCCCATGCCGGTACACCGTTCTTCCTCGGTGATGACGAGTTCGTCGCCATACATGACAAGGAAATAATCTGCGTGATAGACGAGGTAGATGAAGAGTAACTGGAAGATAGCGATAGCGTGGATAGCCACCGTGCTGGTGGTGTTTATCATCTCGAACTCTATAAGTCGGAACCGAGAGGTGGGGGGAGAGGTGTATAACGCCCGTGCGATGGAGGATACCGTCAGGTTTTACAAGGACAAGTACAACCGGGAGGTGGCGGAGAAGCTATCCATGTTATCGGTTTCCAGCAAGGTGCTAGAAGAGAATGATTCCCTGAAACAGTTGATCAAGGGGATGAAGCCGGAATTCATCGTCAAGGTGAACACCGTGTACAGGGATACCGGGACTATAAAGTTCGATACCGTGTACCGGAACGTTTACATCCCCTTTCACGAGAGGAACAGGTACAGGTACGCCTCCGGCACGGTGATGGAGGATGGCATCCACTTCGACAACTTCGAGGTGTACGCATCCCAGTACCTCGTTTCCGGGAAGAGGAAGAAGTTCATGGGCAGCACGGAATACATCGTGAGGGTGGTTAACGAGAACCCGTACGTTACCACCACCGCCATTCAACCCCTCGTCATCAAGGAGAGGGACAGGTGGTACGAGAAATGGTGGGCGTGGGGATTGGCAGGATTAGCGGGTGGAATATTAATAAGCAAATAATAATTGAGATGGAATTGAGAGAATTTAGCTACATGGATAACGGCAGGAAATTATGTTTCCGGGTGGGACAATCCCTGTCGTTCACGTCACGGGGTGGGGGTTTAACGAGCATGGTCATACACTCGATCAAGAAGGAGCGCCTTAAAAACCGTGACAAGATAACCATACACGTCCGGGAGAAGGACGGCAACGAGGCTGTGGTGTGGAAAGAGATATACCGTCACGATGACGGGAGTTTAACCATTGACGTGAGCGATTATGAAAAGGAACTTGAAAGGGATTAACGGGGTGATCGTTCACGTCCCCGAGACGTACGAGACTACCATAACCGCCCCCGGTGGAACCAAGTTTTACGTGAACAACACGATAGATGACATGACATACGTGGTGAGACACGGGGAGGTGGTCACGTCATCCGATCCTAGAATAAAGGCCGGGGACATCGCTTACTTCCATCACAACATGGTTAAGCGCCGTAGCGTGGAGTACGCGGACGGGAAGGTGGGTAGCAGTAACGAGCTATTCGATGACATGTTCATCATCCCGGTGGAGTTCATATACCTCGTGAAGAGGGGGGAGGATCATCTAGCGATTGACCCGTGGTGCTACGTGTCCCCCGTCCCCAACGACAAGTTCAAGGAGGGTAGCTTCGAGATAGCGAACGCTGACAAGTACAAGAAGCAGCACGGGATCATGGTATACTCTAACGACTCGTTACGAGAACAAGGGGTAAACGATGGTACACCCGTCGTGTTCAACCTTGACTCGGAGTACGAGTTCAAGATAGATGACCGGGTGCTGTACAGGATGAAAACGCCGTGGATAATAGGAGAGCTTGAAGATGAGTGACGACAGATTCATACAATCGTGCAAGATCGCCGTGGGAGAACTGATGAAGGTTATCACGGCGGACATCGACACGGCCGTAATGGAGAAGGAAACCACCGTCAAGAACGCCATTAAATTAAAGAAGAAAGCGATAACTAGCTGCAAGAACATGCTTGGCTCCATCCTCAATCACGACAGGAAACAGGAGAAGTGGGTTCGAGCGACGCTAGACAAGATAGTAGAATCCAGCCAAGGGGTGGTGGAATCCCTATACTCCGGTTTGGAAGATGTCGTGATGAGCAATGACGTTATCGGTAACGATGCCGATAGCATATCCACCATGATAGACACCAAGCTAGTAGCCTTCAACGACGTGATGGAGATAGAGGACATCGTTCATGACGTGAAGAGCAAGCTGGAAGAGGAAGACATCATGCTTGAAGAGAGCGATTACAAGGGAGGGTACGCGGAGAAATACGCTGACAAGTTCGCCAAGATGAAGGACAGGTCAGGGTATCGTGCCGACATTGATGCCGTGGTGATAGACCCGGAAGGCACGGTGGGGGAGATCATCGAGATAAACGATATAAGGATAGCCCTCCCCAAGAAACCTCTCAAGGCGGATATTGACTGGGGGAAGAGGTTCAGGCAAGACCAGTTCTGGCGCAGGCAAGCACCTCCAAGAGAACTGACTTCCCGGACTGCCAAGAAACACGAGGATTACATAGATTCCGAGTACATGAAGAAACGGAACGGGTACTGGTTCATGAACAACGGGGTGGCAACGTACATAACCGGCGCGCACTGGTTCATGATGACCCATTGCTACACGGGAGCGGACGGGGGGTATTACTACTACTCCGCCGCCCAGAGGAAGTTGTTCCTGTTTCTTGAAGCGATGTACAGGGATAACCGGTGCCTCGGTATTATCCTTGAAAAGATTCGTCGTTTCGGGGCAACGGACTGTATCATGGCGTTCATACTTTGCAAGACGATAGAGCAAAGAAACAAGCTGACCGGGATGACTTCCAAGACGGATACCGATGCCAAGTCCAACTTCGTGAGGTTAACCACCATGTTCTCCCACCTCCCGTTCTACTTCAAGCCGATGTGCATGGACGAGAAATCCAAGTCTGAACTTGAATTCGCCCAGCCGGGTAACAAGCTAAAGAAGGCGGGACAGGAGAAGGAAATCGTGGACGTGGCGTTGAACACCCGCATAAACTTCCGCCCCACCAACGAGTCAAGTTACGACGGCGAGGCTTTGCTTTTCTACTTCGGTGACGAGTTCAGCAAGTGGAAGAAGCAGAACGGTAACACGTTAACTCACTTCACGATGGTGAGAAAATGTCTCACTAAAGGTCGTCGTATTACCGGGAAGGCTATCCTGATTTCCACCGTGGAGTTCATGACAGGGAAGGACGCCAACGATCCAGAGGCCTTGGCTGGAGACAGGTACAAGTACTTGTACTACAACTCCGATCCGAGAAAACGTGACGGTAACGGTCAGACTGTTACCAACCTGTACAAGATATTCATAAGCTGTTTCGAGCATTACGAGGGATTCATTGACAAGTACGGGAACATGATAGTCGAGGACCCTAAATCCCCGGTGAGGACGATGGACGGTGAGAACATGTCGATAGGCGTCAAGACGTACTTGAGCAACGTGGACGAGGCTTTAAAGAATAACCCGAAGCAATTGCTAGAAGAACACAGGAAGAACCCCCGCACCGAGGAGGACGGGTTCAAGCTAGCCCTTAACATGTGCATGTTCAATCAAGCCAACATACTGGCCCAGATAAAGCACAACGATAACATGGATGGAACTCATCTCCGGAGGGGGAACTTCGAGTGGTATCAAGGGATTGCAGATAGTGGACACGTCATCTTTATCGACAAGCCGGATGGACGGTTTCTAGTTAGCTGGATACCCGAGGAAGGCCTCAAGAATAACGTGAAATTCGAGAACGGTTTGTGGTTGCCGCTTAACAGGCATATAGGTAACTTCGGGATAGACCCGTACCGTGTTAACAAGACCGTGGACGGGAAGGGATCAAAGGGAGCGATACACGGGTTCTCCGGCATAAACTCTTCCGGGGCGCCCAACTTCAACTTCTTCCTAGAATACATAAACAGGCCGGATTCCAAGGAGATATTCTTCGAGGACGCCATCAAGGCGATGGTGTTCTACGGGATGCCAGCCCTCATAGAGAACAACGTCAACAACCTCATAGACGAGATGTATCGCAGGGGTTACAGGAAGTTCTCCATGACAAGAACGGACAAGGAACGGGACAAGCTGTCTGAAGACGAGAGGGTGAGGGGTGGTATGCCTTCCACGTCCGAGAACGTGTCGCAGATGATAAACGCCGCCATCGAGTCGTTCGTGGAGAACAACGTTGGTAGCTCCGAGATGTATTTTAACGCCACGCTAGAAGACTGGCTGGCTTTCGATGACAAGAACAGGACGAAACGTGACGCCTCCATATCGTCAGCCTACGCTCTCATAGGATGCACTCGCAAGAAGAGACGCAAGGTGGAAGCGATAGAACCGGTGCCAACGAGACCCATGTTCAGGATATACGAGAATGTTGGAACTTATGGAAAGTTAAAAAATGGATAAACAAAGAAGAAACGTCACGATCCCGAACAGGGAGGCTTCCAACGAGGAGAAGGAAAGCAAGGATTACGGGTTAGAATACGCCCGGTACATAGAGTTCGAGTGGATCACGGGCAACGATTACGCCAGCAGGAAGAAGAAGTTCGAGGAACTGGAATCGCTTCGAGATAACGAGGTGGATATTGACCGGTTCAAGAACATGCTTAACATCCCGAAAGATCAGGCTTACCTGTCGCTCAACTGGGAGTTCACGTCCGTGGTTCCAAAGTTCGTTAACGTGGTAAAGGACAGCTTCCCCGCCGACATGTTCAAGATAAAGACCAAGGGCGTGGACATCATGTCAAGGGAAGAGCGGAACATGTATCGAAAGAGACTTGAAACCGAGATGCTAACCAAGGATTTCACCCAAGAGATGACGATAGCCACCGGTATCAACTTCGTGCCGGATTACGTGCCGGATTCCAAGGAAGAGCTGGACCTTCACATGCAACTGGAATACAGGCAGAAAAAAGAGATAGCCTCGGAAATCATCATTAACAGGGCGTTTGACTTGAATTATTTCAGGGAGGTTCAAAACAGGATCGCCGAGGACTTGGTAACGATAGGGGAGGCCGCCGTGCGGGTTGAGGCAGACCCGAACTACGGGGTCGTCATGAGAAGGGTGGACTGCAAGAACCTTCTTCACTCGTACGACCCCCTCTACACCCGTGACAAGAAGGGATGTTACTACTTCGCCGAGATGATGGAGATGACAGCCGGCGAGATCGTGAGAAAGAGCCGTGGAGAGGTATCGTACGGTCAACTGGCTAGGGGGGTGGGAGATAGAAGGTTCAAGCCTGACGAGGTGGCTAACGAGGACGACTTGTTCACCGTGATGTATTTCACGTTCAAGACCACGATGGACGAGGTGTTCAAGCGCAAGCGCAACAACCTTATACCCAAGGACAGGGATTACGTCCTTCCGAAAGAATCATCTTCTAGGATGATAAAAGGTAAATACGACGTGTGGTTCGAGGGGTACTACGTGCTTGGCATGAACCTCGTGTTCAATTACCACATGATGCGAGACATGATCAGGCCGGTGAATAACGCTAACACGGTAATGCCACCGTACATCATGTACGAGCTAACGGTTCCCTCTATCGTGGAGAACTTGAAGTCTTACGCCGAGGATATACACCTTATAGTATTGAAACTTAGACACTTGATTTCCAAGATGAAACCTGACATGTTCGAGATCAACGTGGACGCATTGATGAACATAGACATCGGTACCGGTGCCAAGCTCACCCCCTCCGACGTTCTTGACATGATGTACCAGACGGGAGCCTTGTTGTACAAGGGTACGGCTTACGACGATGATCAGGTATTACAGGGAAACATCTTGCGTAACATCCCCACTTCTGACGGGCAGAAGCTCATGCAGCTTATAAACGCTTACAACCAGAACATGAACATGTGCTACGAGGTTACCGGCGTTAACAGGGTGCGTGACGGTTCGGCTCCCCTTAACGGGGCGCTGGTAGGCACGCAGCAGATGGCGCTTAACATGAGCAACACCGCCACCAAGCATATTTTCGAGGGGTTGATGAGCATGAAGAAGGGGATAGGAGAGGTCACGCTTAACAGGGCGCAACAGATGTCAATGTACAAGGAGTCGTTCTCGGATGACGTGATGTCTTACCTGATGGAAGATGACGTCATAGATGACTACAAGACGTTGTACAAGTATAACCTAGACGTGATCGTTGACGTGGCTCCTGACGCGGAGGAGAAAGCCAAGCTAGATCAAGTGATACTCGCCGCCGTTCAAGCCGGGCAGATCACCCTATCGGACAGGATGGACATACTTTCTATCGACAACGTGAAGATGGCGTCAAGGTACTTGAAGGTCGTCATGAAGAAACGGGAGGACGAGGCGTACAGGAAACAGAAGGAGATGGAGGCGATGAAGACCCAGATGCAAGCTCAGGCTCAAGTGGCCGTTGAACAACAGAAACAGCAGTCCCTGATGATGGAGATTCAAGCCAAGGGTCAGGAATTGCAATTCAAGACGCAATCCGAAATCCAGATAAACGAGAAGAAGGTGGAGGGAGAGATCATTCTGGAACGTGTCAAGCACCAGTTAAGGATGGAGGAACTAGGGTTGCAAGCACGGGTAACTGCCGAATCCAACCAGTACAAGGAACAGGCCAAGGACGCCCGAACCTACAAGCAAGCGCAGCAACAGAGCGCCATGATAAACCAGAGACAGAGGGGAGGGGCAACCATACCTTTCGAGAGCATGAACGCCATGCAGGACGTTCAAGCGGCCCCACCCGTCGAGATTCCATCAATGGAAGAAGTTAACCAAACTCAAAACTATACAAATGGCACCACCGAAGAAGGACAGGTCGGAACTATCTAGGTCCGCCAAGTATTACCGGGATCACCCGGAAGCTAGAGAGAAAAAAAAGAAAACGGACACGGAGGTTAACCGTCGCCCGGAGCAAAGGAAGAAACGGGCCGAGCTTAGCCAGCGTAACCGTGAACATGACAAGAAACACGGGAAGGCGTCTCGTGCCGGAAAGGACTACGATCACGCCACGAGAAGGTACACGTCATCTTCCGCCAACCGTGGCAGGAAGAACGGCACGGAAGGAGACAGGAGGGCGAGGGGATGAGAGGGAAGTCTAAATACGGGAACGTCAAGTCGGGTGGTCACGCCTCGAAGAAGGAGGCCGCCCGTGCCGCCACCCTAAAGCTACTGGAAAAGGCCGGCAAGATAAAGGACTTGCAAGAACAAGTAACGTACACGTTGATACCGGCACAGTTCGAGGGGGAGGGTAAAAACAGGCATTGCGTGGAGCTTGCTTGCAAGTACGTCGCTGATTTCGTGTACACGGACTTGGAGACGGGGGAAACCGTGGTGGAAGACACCAAGGGATTCCGCACTGACGTTTACAAGATAAAGCGCAAGCTGATGCTTAAAGTACACGGGATCAAGATAAAAGAAACGTAGAAAATCGGTTAACGCTTTGTTGTTATAGATTTTCTCTATATATTTGTATAACAATTTAAATCAAATCGAATGGGAAAGTTAGATGAAATACTGAAGGACATAACTTTCAAGCCGGGAGAACAGACCCCTGCCGTCAAGGAGGGGGAGAATGAACCGACAGCGAAAGTTGAAGACAAGGCAGACACCACTACCATCGACAAGGTAGAGGATGGCAAAAAGGTCGATGATCAGGAGATAGATTTCTCGAAGATACCGGAAGACAAGATTCTGGGATACCTAGCCGGTAAGGTAGGTAAGGAAGTGAAGACGTGGGATGATCTGGTAGAGGTTCGAGAGGTGGAAAAAGAGGTTGAGAAACCAGTTGATTACGCCAGTCCTGACGTGGCTAACATCGACAAGTTCGTCCGGGAAACCGGGAGGGGAGTTGACGATTACTTCAAGGTACAGAAAGACTGGGACAACGAGCCTAACGAGAAAGTTGTCAAGGAGTACCTGAAGACTCAATACCCGTCGCTAGACAAGGAGGATATTGAAGTCATGTATGAAGACTACTTCCAGACCGAGGAGGTGACCGAGGACATGCTAGATGACGAGAGAAAGGCAATTGACCGTAAAAACAGGTCAAAGCTGGTTAGCTTGAAGACAAAGGCCGAGGAAGCTAGAAAGTATTTTAACTCCCAGAAAGAGCAATACAAGACTCCTCTAAAGCGCATGGAGGAGAATCTTGACAAGGGCAAGGAAGAATGGGTGAGGGGGGCGAAAGGAGCCTTGTCAAGTCTTGATAAGATCGAGATTGATGGTTTCAGCTACGAGATTCGTGACAAGTCAAGATACGATAAAGTGTTTGACGGGATCGACTCCCTGCTAGGGACTTTCAAGAACGAGGACGGTACCTTCAATTATGGCAACTTGGTAAGAGTTATCACCGCCGGGATGGAATTGCCGAAGATACTAGAAGAACACGCGAAGGCGGTGAAAGCGAATACTGTCGAGGAGGAAATGAGGAAGAAATCCAACGCCACCCAAGATGTATCCAAGCTAGGAGAAGTCAAGGGTGCATCGGAGGAAGAGTTCCGTAGGTTCCTGAAGGACAATAACTTTATAAGATAATTATTATGTTAGTAAACGTACCTAGTAGTTTTTACCTTGACCCGAACATCAAAGTTCAAGCGATTTCGGGTAACTACATGAGTCTTTATGACTTCACGACAAAGTTCTATCCTTCATTGAAGGACACGATTATTGATCAATACGGGAACCAGACTATCCGTGGGTTCCTTGATAAATACGCTCAAAAGGAGATGATCTCCGCCGACACCCAGTTCTTCGGGATGACTGGACGTAGACGTAAATTGCTGGAAGGCGTTACCCGTGCCGGTGACGTGTTCACTTACGCCGCTCATACCATCCGCCCCAACGAGAACTTCATGGTTATTGACAAGGCAGGGAAGAAAGTTAATTACGGTATCTGCGTGCCGGACGATTACGATGCTGGAACGTTCACCGCTAAAACTTATGATGGTTCTGACTGGACCGTTGGAACTAGCGGGTTGACCATCATGGCTGCCGGTTACGAGTTCCAGAAAGGAACGCCGGGTATGACCCGTGCCTTGACCCGTGATGTAGAAATTGGTAAAACTTCCCTTATCATCGGTAAGGACATGTTCGAGATCAACGGTTCCGACATGTGTGATGCCACTTGGTTGAAAACACCGGATGGAAACATTTTCTGGTTCAACGCTGAGGTAGAAGAGGCTAGAGAGAGAATGCTGGATCAAATGGAGATTCAAGCGTTCGTTGGCAAGAAGGTTGCCGATGATTCCACCGCTAAAACTGCCGGGTATCGTGGTATCGAGGGAGTGTTTGACCAGATCAGAAACGGTGGTAACAGCTTCGAGGGTAACATCTCCGGGACTGCTGACATCGAATCAATCATCAAGCGTCTTGACAAGGTTAACGGCGAGACTTACAACTTGTTGTACTTGTCTACCGAGGCATCGTTGTCAATCGACAACTGGCTCGCTAAAGTTGGTGGCGCCGGCTCTGCCACTTGGGGTTACTTCGATAACAAGCAACGGATGCTTGACTTCGGTTTCGACGCCTTCAAGATGGGTGGGTACGAGTTCTACAAGACCACTTGGAAAATGTTGAAAGACCCGACCGTTTTGAACCCGGATAACTTCGCCGCCGAGAACCAGATTCACGGTATCATGGTACCGCTTGGACGTGCTTCCATCACCACCGGTTACAACGGTGACTTGAGCGGTCAGAACAGCACGATCAACGCCCCGTACTTGACCAAGTTGTACAAGGGAATGCCGGGATACAGCCGCGAGCTTGTAACCACTTTCCACGGGTCACAGAACGTGCCTGACGCTACCAATACTTGGGACGTGTTCGGTATCGACTGGTTGTCTGAATGGGGATTGCGTTGCGTTGGATTGAAGAAATGGGCAATCTTCGAGGGCGTGTCAGCCTAGGCTTAATTGACCTTAAATATTAAACCTCGGGGGAAGGGAATAATAACCCCTCCCCCTTTTTATTTGAAATCTAATTTTAATTTAATCGAATATGGCAACAGTAAAAGAAACAAAGAGAATCACGGAAGAAGAGGCTAAAGAGCAAATTATCGCCGACCTAGAGAAGAGGGGGTTGGGGAGGAAGCCTTTAACGTTCCTGCTTACAGGAGAGCGTAACAATCACTCGTTAAGACCGAAGACACGTCACGTGTACACCGGCAAGAACGGTGAGACTTACGTTTTCAACCTCCGTTACACCCCCGTTTCCCCGACGGCGATAGAGAGTGACCAGAACATTGATGGCCCGGTAGAGCTTAGACGGGTAGATTTCCCGGGAGACCGTTGGACCGTTTACCCTGAAGACAGGGGATTACAGATGTTCCTCATGCTACACCCTTTCTACGGGAAGAACAAGGTGTTCTACGTGGAGGACTTGGAGGCTGACGCCGCCATCGAGGAGAGCATGTGGACTGACATGGGTACCGTGATCGAGCTTTGCAAGACATCAGACTTCGAGGTGTTACAGGCCGTTTACGCCACCTTGAAGGGAGTCACCACCGAGATGAATCCCACCATCCTTCGTGCCGGTATCCTTGACAAGATGAAGACCGGGACTAACCCCCGGGAAATCATCGAGATGTTCGGTGACAAGAGAAACACGATCAAGTTCAAGATTCAGTCCGGTATACGGTTGAACATCTTGAAGATGAACGCTAGAAAGACGGAATTGAGCTGGACTAGCGGTGGCGTTATCTACACTTGCGCCCCGGGTCTTAACATCATATCCGAGTTCGCCGAGTGGGCCATGACAACCGAGGAGGGAGGGGCCACTTACGACAAGATTATAACCAAGTTAAACGCTTAGAACAAATGATAGACGAGGTGTACAAGGTAGTCAACGTGCTACTCAACAAGAACGGGTACGGGGTCATAACTCCCGACGAGTTTAACTCCGTTTGCGGGCTAGCCCAGTCAAAGATATATTCAGAGATACCTAACAGGTTGAGAATGAAGTATAACAGGGACAAGCAAGGATACTCGGCAATACCGAAAGACATTCTTGAAAGCACCTTGTACAAGCTCGCCGTGGTGGAAGATTTGGAGAAGGGGGAAGATGACCCCTTCTTCCCTTTCCCCCCTACCGAGAAGTTAAACGCCGTGTACAGGGAGGGGAAAGAAGCCACCTTGATAGACGTGGCACGGCTAAGAATGATAGGCAACTCTAGGTACAACAGGCCTTCCGTCACGTACCCTAATTACTCGGTATCGGAAGACGGTATACAGGTGTTGCCGGACAGCACTTCCATAGAGGTGCATTATTACAAGATACCACCGGTGCCACGGTGGACTTACGTGGCGGTGGAGGGGAAACCGGTGTTCAACCCTTCAGACAAGAGGTATCAAGACTTCACGCTGACGAGACACTTCTTTAACGTCCTCGTGGTGGAGATAGCGTTATGCTTCGGCGTCCACTTGCGGGAGGCTGAAGTTATGCAAGTGATGGCGCAGGATCAAGCTAACGAATTTCAAAAAGATAACGCCCTATGAACGTTAAACTAACAGACATTATCGACTCGGTGTTAATAGATGCCACTGACCCGGACAGTTACGTTCACGGTGTCAGCAGGGAACTGGTCATAAAACACGCCCAGAGAGCGGTCGAGGAACTGCGATACGTGGGTGACAAGCAATACAAGGAGGCGGAGGGGGAGATGAACGCCGTGGGCAAGTTCAGGATGCCCAACGACTTCATCGACTACATAGCCATCTACTTCCTGCATGACGGGTACAAGATTCCCGCCCTCTACAACGATAACATCAACACGTGGTACTCGTACATGCTCAAGAACGATGACGTGTACGCCGCCCAGAACATCCTGACGAACGATGAAGAAACGGTGATCGACAACAACGACTACGAGATCGTGAAGGGGGTAGACCTCAACGGTATGAAGTCAGCCGAGTGCATGCTGCCGTGCCGTCACAACTCTTTCCTCGTCAGCAAGAACGGTTACCAGTTCGATTACAGGGACAACACCCTCACCTTCGACGACGTGCCGGAGGGTTACGATCGCATACTTATATGCTACGTGTCTAACGTGGACCTCACGGACATCACGAAGATTAACGTTCACCCGTACTTGCAGAAATACCTAGAGTCTGACATATACTGGCGGCTCATCGAGAGAAGACGTAACGTGCCGATGAACGAGAAGATACGGGCGAAAGCCGAGAAGAACCGTCGCTACAAGGACGCGAAATTCGAGATGAACTTCAAGAGAGAAGAAATTATTCAAGCGTTATTGAGAGCTTTATGAAAGTGATACAAGATTTCTCGGGGGGAAAGATGAACATGGACATCGACCCCCGCTACATGCCGAAGGGGCAATACCGTGAGGCTCGAAACGTCCGGGTAATAGACACCGATGGCGAGAACTCGGGCGTGATAGAGAGCGTGGACGGGACGAGGGTTGTCATTGACGAGCCACTGTTCACGGCAGGATCGGTCACCGCCGGGATGTACGAGTACAACAACAAGATATACCTGTTTACCGCCCTCAAGCAAGGCGGTTTTTCTATACTAGAATACGATTCGGTAACCGGGAAGGGTAGCCATATCCTAGTTGACCAGCTATCCACCTTGCGAGAGGAAGACGGGTTGCGCAACACGATATGTTTCCTGCACAACAAGAAGGACGAGAAATCCGTGTTCACCCAAGCGTACAATCAAGGGTTCGGGTGGTACGTGCCGTCCAAGGAAGAGATCAGGGACGTGATAGATAACATCGAGGAGACATGGAAGTTCCTTATCTCCGAGAGAGACGAGGACATCATCACGTTCAACGACCAGTACATCGGGGTGGGAACGGCGGTAGAGGTTCAAGGAGACACCCCCACCACCCGTTCAAATCGTGCCTTGTCAACACCGGTGCCGGTATCCGAGGAACAGGGAAGCTCGGGTAATTACTACTGGACGTCCACCGAGTACGACAAGGATCAAGCCTACGTGTACGGTTTCCTAGGATTACAGCTCGCCCCGAAAACTAGCAGGTACATGTGCGTGGTTATAAAGAGGTTCCGTTTCGATATTCCCCCCAAGAAGGGAGATTCTCATGATGGCGGCACTATTTACAAGGTTGACATGGAGAAGATGGAGGCGAGGGCCATGAAGATGCTCCCCACCACCTTCGTTTACGATTCAACGCCGGAGGTACTCACGCAGGACCTTGTCACGCCGTTTAACCTTCAAACGAGGATAAGCGGGTTCGCCATGCTTAACGACATCATGGTGTTTCATGACTGGATGACCAACGAGCCGGTGGAGATAGATACATCCAAGACGAGGGGTTACTTCAAGTTCTACGACTGGACTGCGATGAAGCTGGTTAAACGCCCACCTCTTTCCGTTGGCGTGGAGATAGCCGAGAAATCGGAGCTGGGGGAGATGCGTAACATCAACCCGTTATTCGCCGCTAGGTACGTGTACGATACACGGGAGACTTCAGCCATAAGTCCTTATTCAACGTCAACCTCCGAGCTTGATGACGAGGACTCGAAGAAGGTAGAGTATGACATGATGGTGGAATGTTACGTGTACAAGGACAAGGTAAAGTTCGTTAACTCTTACATGGACCCGGTGTCCGGCGTGAAGACGTACTGGACATCTCACGAGCTTTCCATGTCGTTATCGAACACTAGTTTCTCGAAGGCTTACTTGAAATCTTTCAAGACTAGGTCATTTGACGCTAATGACACGAGCTTTCACTCGGAGGGCGTTATAGCGTTCACCGGCACGAATGATAATTACCTAGACCCCGCGGGGAGGGGGTATTTCACTCACTTCAAGACGAACGCTGATGCTATTGACGTGGTGGGCGACATGTTCATAAACAAGAACGACGGTGGTGACATCAACAAGAACGGTGATCAAGTATACTATGCAAGGACTCACGGTGCCCCGGGAAGTAATAACGGGCAGTTGATGTTGTTCGAGTACAACAAGAACGATAACTCCATTTCAGAGATTCAAGGGTTCGTGGGGGATGGGGACCGGCTAGAGGGAGGTTTCTGCATGTCTGATTCCGGGAAACAGGTGTACGTGGTGTACAAGAGCGAGTTCGCTTACAGCTCGGAATACGGGAAAGGTGGAACGTTCACTCAAGTTAAACTGAATGACTTCATAACCATCATAAGCAAGCCAAGGGGGGTGAAGATCATATGCGACTCTGACGGTAGCGTCGTGGACATATCCTGTAACCAGAACTTCGATACCGAGAACAAGTACACTCTTGTATCCGAGAATTACGGGAAGAACTTCACCACGGTATCCACCTCCCTCGTCAACGAGTTCATGTGTTGCTCTTCTAACGGCAAGTTCTTCGCTATCGCTGGCAAGACCGTTGACACCATATATTACTCGAAAGATTCCGGGAAAACGATGTCAAAAGTTACCCCCCAGTACGTGAGTGACCCGCAGAACTATCAAGTGACCGGGATGTCAATGTCCCCTGACGGCAGGACGTTCTACGTGACGGCTATCAACGGTAACACCGCTTACCTCTTCGCCTCCCAGAATTACGGGTTGTCGATAACCAAGATAAACAACTACTCTCACGAGGGAGTGGTTGGGGCGTCAGTTTCTTACGTGCGTGGATCGTACTCGAACGAGACTTTAAACGAGATCAGTAACGCCACCTCCGCCGTGAACGTGACGGTTAACACCGGTAACGAACACGTGGAGAAGATAGAGATACTCATGAAGACGGGGGCGGGAATGTACAAGGTGAAAACCATCGACAAGAAGAAGCTGGGGCTTGAGGACAACGTGGATTACACCTACAAGTTCTCTTACTCCGGCAACTACCCCCTCGTTCCAATGAAGGACGTGAACAAGCTGTTCGATAACGTTCCCTTGATGGCTAGAAGCTGCATGATCATACAGAACTCCCTGTTGTTCGGGGGATACGTTGATGGCTTTGACATTGATACCGACGTGTCGCTAGAGGTGAAGGTGAACAACACCCCCACCACTTCCACCACGTACTCGCTTAAAACGGGTACCACTCAAGGGTACGGGATCATCTTCATGGATGACTTCGGTAGATGTTCCCCGGTTCTGGCTCCCGTTGACGTGACCGTGCCTAGGATAAACGCTGACGCCGCTAATATCGGGAGGGTGGCTACCGTGACGGTGAAGGGGAAGGCCCCGTCTTGGGCGACCAAGTTCAAGTTCGCCAGACGTAACCCGAAGGTGTTATTCGACGTGATCGACGGGTTCGATAACGCTTACGTGATAAACGGGAAGTTTTACCTAGAGATAACATCCATGCCGTGGATAGTCCCCACCCCCGGTGACAAGCTAGAACTGGTATCGGAGATGGAGACGATAGCCACCGAGGTATCCACGAAAGGGTACATATTCGAGGTGAAAGACAAGGTGATCGTGCAGGGAGAACCGGGAAAATTATCTGTAACGCTGTCAGACGGTACCAAGGTTGACATGGGAGACCCTGACAAGGTGGACGTTCCCAACGGTCGTTACTTGATTATAGAGCCATCCGCCAAGGAAGGGTACACGGAAGACGACATCCTCAAGAAGGAATCGAGATGGACCACGTCCGTGTTCTACCTTATCATGTACGAGACCAAGGACGATACCGTGGTTTATCAAGAAATACCCGGCATTCATGACGTGGCGGCGGGACTTGCCGGTTCCTACGTCCTAGACAGTGACGGGGACGTGATGATTACCACCGGTCCGGCACGAGAGATAAACAAGTTCTCTAACGGGACGTTGTTCACCACTCTGGGAAGACCGAACGCCATATCGGATAATTACAGCCGGGAGGACAGGTACGCGTCTCTTACCGTGTCAGAGCCGTACGTGGAGGACACGAAAGATAACGGTCTAGCATCGTTCAACCAGTCCCTGATCAATTACACTGATCTTTCCAAGAAATACGGCGAGATAGTGAAGATTGATGACATAGGTTCCGATATAGACGTGTACCAGAGGAACAAGTGCAGCCGGGTGATGTACAAGAAGAATATACTTAATTCCGCCACCGGTAGCCCGATCGTGGCTAAGTCGGAAGACACTTTCGGCGAGCAACAAGAGTACGCCGAGGATTACGGGATGTCTCACTACGAGACCTATTCACGTTACGGCAACTCCCGGTTCTTCGTTGACACGAACACGGGTCAGGTGATACGGAAGAGTATCAACGGGTTGTTCCCCGTCAGTTCTTACGGCATGCTTAACTATTTCCACGACAAGTTAACCACGAGCGGGGTGAAGTGTGGCGCTTACGATCCAAAGACATCCTCGTACATCGTGGGGATGAAAGATTGTTGCGTGAACTTCATGGAGCCGGTTGACGGGTGGACGTCATTCTACGACATGGCGCCTGACCTCATGGCTAGAGCCGGCGCTTACTGTTTCTCCACGAGGGATACCATCATAAGAAGGATGGGAGGGGAACCGGGATACCAGAACCTGTTACTGGGCAAGCCCGTCACGAGCAAGATTCACATGGTGAACAACGAGTACATGGATTCAAACAAGGTGTATAATAGCATTGTAATGGAATCCAACACCCCACCCTCCACCACCACGTTCAAGACGTTTGACTTGGAGAGAACGATAGATCAATCTTACTTCAAGAAGAAGGAGAACTTGCTAGAATCGTTCATCCCGAAGGCGGAAGGCACGTCTCAACCGGTATTGCTTTACGTGGCGGCTGGAGACGAGGAGGCTCTTGACACTTTCAGGACTTACACGGCGAACCTCGTGGATACCGGGCTTGACGTGTTCAAGGACGGGGAAAAAGTATCTTGCATCAAGGAGATAAACGATGACGAGATAACTCTTGAAGACCCGGTGAATATCAAGGAAGGTCAGGTGCTTTACGTCAAGGTTGATGACGGGGTTAACGGTGACGCTATCAGGGGGAAATATCTCGAAATAATTTCGTACTTTAGCGTTGACAAAGAGAAGTTACTCGTTAAATCAATACAACTAGATATAGATGAATCGAAAATTTAAAATTAGGAATTACGAACCGTCCGATCATGCCATGATAAGCGAATGGTGGGAAGAGTGGGGGTGGAAGCCAGTACCCCCATCCTTCCTTCCATCTTCTGGCTGTATCGTGGAAGACGATGAAGGCCCGTTGTACGTGGCTTTCGTGTACATGACAGGAACGGGAATATGCTGGCTAGAATGGTTATTGACAAGCAAGAAGATCGACGTTTCCCGGAAGAGGGGGGCGAAAGAATTCTTGGTTGGGGAATTGGAATCCATGCTGCGGGCAACGGGCGTGGAAGCGATATTTACCACTTCTAACGATGCCGGTCTCGTGAACGGCCTCAAGAAATGTGGTTTCGAGATTAGTGACACGAACATGGTTCAAATGATTAAAATTTTAAAGTGATGGCAGCAGCGACATCTATCATCCTTGCCGGAACGGCGCTAGCATCAACGGGTTTAGGGGTAGCCAAGTCCGTGAAAGAGGCGAAGCAGGCGAGAGAAGCGAAGAAGAACATTGACAACTACCAGCGTCAAGAGATAGATTTCAACAACTATCTCATGGCGGTAGACACTCCAACCGACCAGTACGTTCAACAATTGAAGAGGGTACAGCAAGAGTCGGCTAACTATTCAGAACAGGCATCCTCTGCCGGGGCGAGGGGATTGTCTTTATTACCCGGCATACAGGAGCAAACTTACGCTCAAGAAGAACAACTGGCGGCTAATTTCCAGAACCAGTTGTACGAGTTGCAGAAACAGCAAGCCATCATGGCAGCCGAGCAAGAGAGCAGGGAATTCCAAGCTAGGGAGAACCGTGAACAACGGGAGCTTGCTGGATATGGTGCCTTGTACGAGGCCGGAAGGCAGGGACAGTACTCTGGAATGACGGAGGCACTAGGTGGCTTGCAGTCAATAGGCGGGATGTTATCAGGTCTTGACTTGACCAGAAGAAAGAACGTTGATCCCATGACGTCAACCGGATCACTGGGAGTGAATGACCTTGGTAAATTCACGGGTACTGGAACCCCGGTAACATCAGTAATGCCACCTCAACCAACTTTAAAATTGAAGTAACATGGCGAATCAATATACAGGAGAGGCTTACATGGGGGTGAAACCCATAGAGGCCGACTTCGGGCAAACCGCGATGAATTCCCTTAACATGGGGATGCAACTAAAAGCTATGGAGCTTGAGCAAGAAAAGCTGTACGCCAAACGAGCGAAAGAGGCTCAAGATGAATTACAAGCTAACTTGAAAGAATTTGACAAGCTGGCTACCGGAGCGCTAGACCTTCAACCACAGGCTTTCGACAGGGACAGTATAGCGATATTGATGGAGCATACCCAGAACGAGATAGCTGACATGAGAAGGGAGCTGGCGAACCCGCTTATCACCCCCACTCGCAAATCAGAGATAATGGTAAAGATCGGTGACATGAAGAACAAGGCTGCATCTTACACCAACCAGATGAAAGATTTTCAAGGGTTCCTTGAAGGCCTTGCAAATACGGGGAAGGGGGGTATAGATGAAGTGATGAACGCCGATCTGGTGAACGACATAGGATACGCTATCATGTCTGCCGGCGAGAATGGTGTTAAACAGAAAAGCACCGGTATTTATAGTATTGGAGATAGTATTGACATGTGGTACCAAAACGGGATGTTAAACTACACTATATATGACAGGAAAGGTAGGCCGATAGCGTCAGGTTCTCCATCGGAGCTAAAGGCTAAATTAAGCGGAAAACTGAAACCGTTCGTGGACCTTGACGGGTTGATGAATAATTCCATCAAGCAGATAGGTGATTCCGTAGTGAGAAGTTTCCAGAGAACCCCTGACGGCAACATACTCAATATAGAGTCCACTAACCTTAATAATATAAAACAAAGGGCGGGTGATTACTGGGAATCGACGTTCCGTAATAATTACGAAACCAATCCTTACATGCAGAAAGGGGCCACGATAGGGTTGTGGGATACTCCAGAACAAGCCAAGGCTTATTTCGTTGATCGTGTGGCTATGGCGGCAGACCAGAACGTGAAACAATCGTTGCAGAAAGACCCGAACTACGTTAGTTACTCTGAGAGTAGAAAGATGGAGAATGTTGATGTGGCTCTTGATTACATACAGAGAGCGCTTAATGGAGAGAAAGATGCCATTCAAAGGTTCGTTGGTACTAAATCTATATCTTACGTGAACAAGGATGGAGAGAACGTGAAGGCTCAACTTGAAGGTATATCTTCCGCCGGTGATGTCACTACATTACATTTCGTTAGCGAGGGTAAGAAACGACAAGGACAGGCGTCATCTAAATTTGATCAAGGTTTTGACATTAGCTTCAAGATGGATGATCCTGAATCTGTCAAACAAGCCACTTTATATCTCAAGGACTACTGGAACGGTGGCGCTCAATCTGGCGAGAAGTTACTCGATTCTGACATATTGAACGGGTTTAATTTTAACGTATCTCCTAGGGTGATTGGTAAACGTGTTAACGAGTATGGCGACATAGAGAATGACCCCGTAATATCTCCTTACATAGAGAAGATACGTTCTATATCTAACGATATAATAGAAGGGAAGAACAAGGGGACATCAACCAAGGAAAGTATCAGGGAAACGTTGCAAGAAATGATTAATAGCGGTGCGCTTCAAGGTAATGTCAGGACGGATGACTTGTTCTTTTGGAGGGGACAGGATTTAGTGCTTGAAGACAGGGAAGGTAACGAGGTGTTCGCTATACGGTACAATGATCCAGAGAAATTTGCTGGAAAGATAATTAACGAACTTGGGAAGATTACCTCAATGGCCACTTCAACTGGCGGTGCAAGAGTGAATAATCCTCAATTCTTGATCGGGGCTAGAAGAGGCGGGAACCAAACTAGTAGAAGTATCACGGTTAGAAGTAATAACGGATCGAGAGGACTTCCTTCTTTCGGTCAAAACTAGAGCATCATGAATGACGGTAGAAAGGTAGACAAGACATTATACAAGGATATACTGTTAGACTTCGCCAACGATCAGGGTATTGACACGTCTAACGTCACCGATGATTACGTGAACAGCGCTTGGGAAGGGACGGGAGGAGACCCCACCAAGCTCATGAAGGCGCTTGCCAAATCGATAGGTTTTCCCGAGGGGTCCGTTAACGACAAGTACATGGAGAAATTATATGACAATTACGATGTCATAGACCCGAAGTACATGAAGTCAACGTACGGTTACTTCACCCCCGACGAGCGCAAGTTGTTCTTGCCGGAGAACGCCGATGAAAGGCAAGAGTTCAGGCTGGAAACGTCTCTAGGCGCCCTTGATGATTATTACAAGTCTCAGGGGGAATTGACCCCGTTCCAGAAGGAGAGGATGTTCTCTAGTCGTGTCCAGAGACGGATTGATGATGCCGGGGGAACGAACAACGAGATAAACGATTACGCTAAAAGATTGGCTAGTAACCTTGGGATGGTGTACGACCCGGCACGGAAGACTTACGTGGTTCCGGGGGAGGAGCGAGCCAAGTACCAGTTGTTGCTTAACGAGACGTACCTTGATCCCAACGAGGTGGAGAGGATGAATCCCACCATCTCCGACATGAAGAAACAGAACGAAGAGATATACAAGATAGCCGAGGCTGAAAGTGACAAGTACTGGGATCGCAGGGAGAAAGACCGAAAGGAGAATGTATGGAAGTCCATGACGTACGATCCCCTCGCCATATCAGGAGAGAACATGAGGGAATTCGGGGAGGCGAACGCTTCCTTGATATTAAGTGATAACACCCGAAAGACTCTCGAACTGGTGGAGAAGGTGGAAGAAGGAGGGGCGAACATGGCACTCGGTATCGGGGAGGGGTTAAAAGATTACGCCTCCAACTTGATATTGCTGAACCAGCGCCTCGGGCAAAACGAGAGGGTAAGGAACGTTAACCAGAGGCTTGAAGGAATTTACGAGGACGTGATGTCACGACACCCCGAGTGGAGGTACCGGGATCATCCCGTGTACTCCGACGGGGAAATGTTACCGCCCGACAGCGCTGCCGAGGTAGCCGTGAAGCAAGGGTACATTAACGAGGAGGTAAGAAGGTTGATGGACGAGCAATTCTCTCAAGATGACATTAACTTGCTTAACGCGTTCCAGTTAAACATACAGGCTCAAGAAGAATTATCGAGAGCCACGAACACGTCGTTCAGGGTTGGTTACGGCATGGGACAATCGCTAGGTTTCCTGACCGAGTTTGCCCTTACCGGTGGTCTCGTCGGGCTGGGGAAGACCGCTATCAGGGGAGGGGCCACGATAGCTGGAAGGAAGATCGGTGCCAGCTCTCTAGTTAAATCATTGTCCAACTCCAAGATTGTTGACAGGGCGATAGATTTCAGTGGCAAGATCGTGTCTTCAAAAGCGGCTAACGTTGCCACTAAAGCTGTCGAGAAGGTAGCCGGGACGAGAGTAGGCAAAGCTGCCGGGAAATTCAGCACGTGGGCGGCTAAAAACTCTACTGAAGCTGCCGCTCAAACCCTAGTAAGTCCAACGTTCATGGCTAACGTTGCCAACGACATAACGAACGGGGTGGACGTTAAAACCGCCATATTTAACAATTTTGGTGACCAGTTCGTGGAGAATTTCTCCGAGCGATTGTTCATGCCCGGGAAACCGGTGAACACCATCAGGGAATCCATGAACAAGAGCGCCATTCGTCGTGGTCTTGACCAGATCATGTATCGTGGAGGTTTCGCGGGTTACGGGCAGAGAGGATTCACGGGTTGGATAAAAGGTATGGCGGAGGAGATGCTAGAAGAGAAATTCGGTGACGTGGTGAGAGGATCGTGGACGGCGATAGACAGGGGAGAATCTGAATACTTGACGAGAGAGTTTATAAAACCGGATGACTTGGAGATGGTATACTCGATAGCGTTAATGTCCACCGGGTTGTCAGGATCGGGATGGATTGCTAACAAGGCTAGAAAAGCCCCTCCCCGAACCGAGGAAATACGATTCCGTGCCAACAAGTACGGGAAGATGATCCCGTCCGAGTTAAAAGAACGGATAGATAACTTGATAGCTGACGGTGAACTTACCGTGGATACCAAGGTAGAAGACGCCACGAACGAGATAAACGGGGCCATAAACGGGCTGTATGACGAGTTCACGGCGGGTGGGGAGAAAGTTAAAGAGCAGAAGGATTTAGCCACTAACGCTTTGAATTACTTCAAGAACGCCGTGGAACTTGATTTGCGTGATCACCTGACGGGATTGCAAGACGCCATGAGTGATGCTAACTTCCAAGCGGAAGGAGAAAGGTTCATGTATCAAGGCAAGGAAGTGCAAGCTACTGATACAACGGTACAAGAGGAGGGGAAGGTAGAGGTGGAGGACGCCGGGGGAAACCGTGTTATCGTTGATTATAACGACCTCACCCCCATCCAAGAAGAGGTCAAGAGTGAAGATAAAGAAGTTGAACAAGGTAAAATTAATCAAGATGCCAGCGAAACTAGAGAGGTGCGTTCGGAAAGTGAAGGCACAGAACAGCAAGTCGGGGAAGAAAGTGAACCCGTGGGCGGTGTGTCAGAAGTCAACGGGACTGAAAGTACACTCCAACAACAAGAAGAGGAAGTAAGTAAGACTCCCACCCTCGACAAGCTGCCCATGCAGGTGGCGAGAGACTACTACGATAAGTACAAGGACGAGGGTATAGCCCCCAAGGAACTCGCGTGGGAAGAGGTGAAGAAGAGTGACGAGTGGAAGTCGTTGACCAAGGAAGAGAAGAAAATGGCCGAGGAAGAGTTCAACGATAACCACGAGGAGATATTCGGGGACGAGGTAACTCCTTACATACGAGAAGCCCCGTACAAGATCAACAAGAAACCGGTGACTACCAAGGAGGCCACCGCTCGATTGAGGAACAAGGTTCGACAGCTAGGGATAGGCGCTTACAGGAAGGGCGCCGGTGACCTCACCAGTCGTCTCAAGAAGATTCGTGGGGTAATCAGGGAGGGGCAGAACCTGTTAACTCCCGCCCAGTACCGGAAGATAATGTCCAAGCTGGCGGGAGGTATAAAGACTCAGGCAAAGTACCAGAACCTTGTTAACGAGGTGGAGAGGATGATTAACGAGCAACAACAGAAGGCAACGCTTGAAGAGCGTGGTAACGACGTGAAGAAGGCGAAACAGGCCGTGAGACGTTCCAACATGACTAAGGCAAAGAAACAGCAATTACTAGATTTCCTTGACACTCCCACGGACAACATGACCCCGGGAGACCTCGACATGTTCAACAACGTGGTTGCCGACATTCAGGACGGGAGATTCTCCGAGCTGACAGAATACCTTGTGGACATCTACAAGGTTGAAGAGGGGGAGGGGAAGAACAAGCTGACCCCGGAATCCGTGGATAGATTCTTGCAAAACGTTGACAAGAGAATAATCAAGATGTCTAACGAGCTGGACGAGGCCTCGTTCAAGGACATGAATAGATACCTGAGGTCTATAAACAACATACGAAACAAGGCGTTCAGGTTATACGAGAACGATCAAATATCCGAAAATGACCTGCAATCCATCTCCGAGAAGATTGACAACTTCATGACAGGAGAGAAGGGATTCGAGAATATGAACCAGAAGGTGCGTGATAACGTGGAAGAGATGGTAGGCATGGAGCTGGAAGACGCTTACCAGATGTACCCGATGGGTACTTCCCCCCTCTCCGTGACGGTATCTAGTATATTATCTAACGCCGAGTATATACCAACCCTGACTAATTTCCAGCTTAACAGGCTATACAACGCCCTGTACAACTTGAACAACGGGTATATCACCCGCGAGCTGGTACAGGCTCAAGAGGACCTCGCCCGACACGACATGTTCGAGTCCTTCAAGAACGAGATTGATCCTAAACTAGACGCTCTAGTTAACAGTGGGAAGATGGAGAAGTGGCGGGATCGTGCTTACAAGTTACAGAAAGCGCTTGATATTCGTGACTTGAACACCGCAGAGTACATGCTGTGGGATAACTATTCTACCCCCATCTACGACAATATAGTGACAAAGTACATAGAACCGGCAACCATACAGGCTCACGTGACTCAAGCTAGAATGTTGAAACCGTGGGCGTCGGCGCTAGAAGAGTTCAGCAAGTATTACGTTCTCCCGGTTGGCGTGTTAAACACGAGAGGTAGAACCATGATGGACCTCGCCGGGATGCTAATGATAGAGAATAACTACCAGAAGAACGACCTCGTTGGTAAGGAGGGGGTCTCCAAGCTGAATCACTCGTGGTTTCTCACGGTCAAGAACGACATCGCCAACAGGGACGCCGTGGAGACCAGAAGGATCAATAACGCCACGGAACTGTTCGTGCTTGACGAGGACGGGTCGGTTAACATCGACAAGACGATTGACGCCCTCCCCGCCCGTGATGCCAAGGCCGTGAGAACCCTTATCAACGCCGCCCGCCAGATATTCGACGGCGAGCTAAGAGACATGAACATCGCGAGCGCCGCCTTCCGTGGGTACGACACCGGGTTCGATCAAGTTGATTACGCCCCCCGTCAATCCACCGGTGGTAGCACGGACATACAAGCAATAGAGACCATACAGGAGATGGCCAACGAGAACTGGGGTGGACAGTTACCGGCGGCACACGCCATACATTCGAGAAGGGGAGGTATCCACAAGGTGAATTTCGACATAGCCTCGATGGTCACTCGCTCGATAGAGGAAGCCACGATGGAATTCAACGTGGTACACCCGTACAACGCCGTGGTGAAGGCTTTCAAGGACAGGATGAACAGGCCCGGAACGAGCAAGGACGAGAAGATGATATTAAACGCGTACGTCAACACGATAAAGGATCGTATAATATCCACCTATCACCTTGATAACTTCCACAACCGGACGAATAACAACTGGAACAAGTTTAACAAGTACATAAGTAGTGCCGCGCGTACGGCCTTGCTAGTGAACCCCGCCAAGATGGCAACCGAGATAGTGACTAACGTCGGGGGAGCGATCATAAGTGACGGTATCAGCGTGAACCCCGTGACGATGGTCAAGAACATCCAGCAACAGCAAGCCATGAGGGACATGTACGAGTTCTATTCAGTTCCTGACGCAGAGATGATGTCAAAGTACAGCGAGCTTACACGTGACGCTTACGGGAAGAAAACCGGGAAGAACGCCAAGATAATAGACGCTTGGATCAGGTTCCCGGACCTTATCACTTCTTCCAACATGTACATCAAGATATTCAATAACAGGTTCAACGAGCTTAACGGTTCCGGGCTTGATATTGACAGGTGGCAAAAGGATGACAAGTACCGCAGGGATATAGCCAAGGATTTCAGGAACGCCCACCGTGACGCCATGAAGAGAACGCAGGAATCGTTCAACACCGTGGCTCCCGTGTCTCAAGCGTCCAAGACCCGGTTGACCCCGTGGAGCAAGAACATATCCCGTGACGAGGTACTAGGTAGGTGGGTTGGATTCATGATGTCCTACTCTATCAAGGAAGTCGAGATGATGAAGGTGGGGTGGGGACGAATGGTACAGGGAGCCAACCAGAACAACTCGAAGATGTTTCTTGACGGTCTAGGGATGCTTACCAGCCGTTTCACGCGTAGTATCGCCTACAATATCACCAAGCCGTTGATCGGTGCTTACCTAGCATCCCTCGCTTTCGGTGGGGACGATGACGATTCGGTATGGGATGTCATGCAGGAGAGAACGTTGAAGAGTGGTGCCATCGGTCTAGCTGGTATATTCCTAGGGAGGTACGGTACAGTCGCTAACATGGCGGCATCGTTCATACTGGGTGGTGTCAAGTTTGCAGAACAGATAGGGGCCATAGATGAAGAGACGTTCGAGGGCATAACCAAGATCGCCGGATGGGCTACTTACGCCAGACCGCAGAACCCGTATAACATCAAGCTGGGAGAGTTGTTCGAGGAAGTGTTACCGGCTATCGGTATATTCATGAACGCCATCGGTGATAACGCCAGCATGGCATGGAAGATATACGATCGTGCGGAACATAACGAACCTCTAACGGACTCGGAAGAAGAGTTCCTCCGGGCGTGCGGGGCGTTCTTCGAGCTGATGACTTTCATCGTCCCGAACGTGTTCACGGCCAACCTTAGAACCATCCTCAAGGATGGCGCCAATTACAAGCGCCGGCAGGAGGCTAACAAGGAACGTGAGAGTAACACTAGAAAGGCGTTTAAAAGTAGCGGTTTAGCTTTTTAAAAGAGAAACATTTCGTATATTTATGACATAAATATAATCGTATGGCTAGAAACACGAAAACGACATCAAGCAAGGCACTAGGAAAGAAAATCAAGTATTTCTCTGTTCCCGCATCGTTTCCAACGAAACCGAACATGGCGAAAAGATTAGGTAAAAAGTAAAGTAAGTAACTATGGCTAGAAAAGCAACATCAGTTCGTAAGCCTATAATGAGGCCAGCAACTGCGATGAGAAAAATAACATGGGATGGTAAACCTAGAAGAAGTAGTAAAAAGAAATGAAAGCTACTGTTAGATTAATAAAACTAGCTCCGATACTATTGAATATCTATATAGTTCTGGTGTTATTTCTATCAGCTCTAAATATAGAAGTAGTTTCTTTTGATTACGTGTTAGGACATTCTATGTACGTTGACATGATGCTATGGCATTTGTCGAAACGATTTAAATTTTGTTCATGGCACAGGGTATTAATAATCAACTTGTTAATACAATGTACCCTACAATTAATTGACGTGCTTACAAATTGCACGATTGAGTTCTGGACAATATTGACTATCGCCTCGGTATCCGCCGTAACATCTGCCATAGTTTCAACCATTTTATATTTCAAACATGGCTGTTGTAAAATTGACGAATCTAAGTAGATTGTTCAGGCACTTCGCCGACATGATTGATAATGGTTATTGTGACAACATCACGGAGGATGATATAGATGCAATGACCGAGGTACTTAAACCATACCTCAACGTTAAAGTAAATTATGAGCAAGCGAAGAAGATCACTGGTAAGACTGACAGTGCGTTTAACAGTAAAATATCAAGATGTGGACTCAAGCCAACGAAAGAAAGGCTTTATCGCTACATTGACATGCTTAAAATCAAACACAAGAAAGTTTGAGTGGTTAGCTAGTTTCATATTGGTAATTATCAAGTATGCCCACCCCCACCAAGGGTGGGTATCTTTTTTATTTCCCGATATGTGAATTCCCATATCGGCTGATTATCAGGCGAAGCGGGTAAAACCGTTTCGGACTGCCGTCGGGATAACCGACGTTAGGTACCTGACCTCGGAATTTTCGAGGGCAGCTGACCTTACTGGTGGGGAGGGGAGGTGTACCCCGTTTCAGGGTATACTGTGAAATAAAGTATACCACACTATTTTAACTAATTTTAGCTTTTACTGATTATCAATAAGTTACGATAAAAACGGGAATTCCCGTTTTTATAAAATAGTGTGATTCAGTTAGTAACAATACATATATATTTTTTAATCTAAAAATTAGGTGAATATAAATATAATTCATATATTTGTGCAGATTAATTAATATATAAAACATGAAGACAAATGTTACAATGAAATCGAAAGACAGGGAATTATTCGGTGTCGTGATAAAGCAAGACACGAAGAATAGTTTTTTATCCCTCACCGATCTTCAAGAAGCATACGCAGTCGGTAGGTTGAATGAAGGATGGAAGGATAAAAGAGTTAACGAGGTGTTATCTTCTAGGGATAATGCAGAAAGAATGTACTACATCCTAGAGAGAAGGAACATGACAAAGGGGATGGGATACCACGAGTTCATGAATATGGTAGAAGAGAAAACTCTTGTTAAAACATTGAAGTATTGTGGTGCTTATAAAACTACCGGGGGGAGGGAGAATAAAAAAGTTACATGTGATCCTTATATATGGGTACTTGTCGCTATGGAGATGAATCCAAAATTGTACGCTCTAGTGATAGATTGGTTGACAGATTCGTTAATCATTAATAGAATAGAAGTAGGTAATACGTACAATATTATATCTCGTGCTGCAAGTAAATTTAAGGATGTAGATTACGTGGTAATAGCCAAGGCATTGAATCATATAGTTTTTGGCAAACATGAAACATTGCTCCGAAACAATGCCACTAAAGAACAACTCAAAGAACTTGAGGATTTACAGAAAAAATTAGCATTTGCCATTGATATGGGATATGTCAAATCGTTTTCTGAATTAAGGAACGAGATGCTTAGAATATACGATGCTAAATATGGAACTCGTTTTGCAACACCAAAAATTAAATAAAATGGAAACGTACAAAGTATTTATAGATTATGTAGAAGGATCGGGAGAAGTTGAATGGAATTGTCCTCATATCCTCCTCCCCCGCCATGTGGTTACATCCTGTACTTGCTATCGAGATGCTTATGATGGGTGGGGGTCCAAAAGCTAAATTGTGGGTGTTTGAAAATTCTAATATATTATCAAAATTAAAATAGTATGAACGAGATTATTAAAATTACAGAAGTAGACGGAAGACAGGTTGTATCAGCTAGAGAATTGTATGCTTTCTTAGATATACAGACACCGTTTACAATGTGGGCGGAAAGAATGTTCGAGTATGGATTCTCGGAAAACATTGATTACGTGAGTTTATCACAAAAAAGTGAAAAACCTCAAGGCGGTAGACCTCAACTAGATTATGCGTTAACTATTGATTGTGCCAAAGAAATATCCATGATCCAGCGCAACGAGAAGGGGAAACAGGCTCGTCAATATTTCATCGAGGCGGAGAAGAAATTCAGGGCAATGCAACTGGGTGGGGGAGGCTTCCAGATTCCTCAATCCTTCTCTGAGGCATTGATGCTTGCGGCTAAACAGGCAGAAGAGATAGAGAAACAACAAAAACAACTGAAAGAACAAGCCCCTAAGGTATTATTTTCCGATGCGGTAGCCACTTCAACTAAATCATGTTTGATTCGTGAACTAGCTAAGTTGATCAAGCAAAATGGCGTGGACACTGGAGAGAACAGGCTATACGCATGGTTGAGAAATAACGGGTACTTGTGCAAGTTCGGTGAATCATACAACCAACCCACCCAAAAAGCGATGGAGATGGGATTATTTGAGATCAAGAAGACATCTATCACCAAGCCTTCTGGTGATATTCTAGTTACTACGACCACGAAAGTAACGGGGAAGGGTCAGATTTATTTCGTGAATAAATTTCTAAATAGGAAATGATACCATGAAAGCGCTAACGATTAAACAGCCGTGGGCATCGTTGATAGTCCACGGGATTAAAGACATCGAGAACCGGACGTGGAGAACGGATTATCGTGGCCCGTTATTGATTCATGCCTCCAAGACGATATACGGTGGCAACCTGAAAGGGTTTCTCAATAAAGAACAGTTGGAAGCGGTAGGAGAAGGGTACGATGAAGTGGTGAGAGAGCAATTGACTCACGTGGGAGCTATCATCGGGAGGGTTGATATTGTTGATTGCGTGGTAGACCACGAGTCGGTGTGGGCAGAACATGATGAAGACTTCTTGAACGAGGTCGCCCCCCTCTACCCGTGTAGACCAAAGCGTACCGTGTACAACTGGGTACTTGCTAACCCGGTACAATTTGTGAAACCAATACCATGTTCCGGCAAGTTATCATTGTGGGATTTCCCAATAGAGAGATATGAAAAAATTTGAATACAAGAGGATATATCATGAGGTTGGTTACAGAGAGCTAGATATGATAGGAGAAGCGGGGTCGGAACTAGTGGCTGTCGAGCCATCCAAGACTGACACCCCTCCCACCCTGTGGTTCAAGAGAGAGAAACAAGAAGTTAAATACGAAAACGTGGTAAGTTATGGTGGATTTCAAGTATGATATAGTAAGGAACATGAAACAACGGGTGAGAACCCCGCAGTTTCTTAACAGGGTGATCAACGTGTACGACTTCACCACCCTGTTTTCAAGGTTGATGATGTACAGGAGAGCTAAGGGTTCACTGGTACAACCGAAAAAGGAGGGGGAGGAAGAGACGACGTACAACATGTATAATTCCATGTTCATAAGAATCAAGGAAAAGAACAAGTTGAACGACAGGAAGATGAAAAGAATACTCAAACGATTCTACAACATCTCCCCCACCGCCACGATTGACGTGATGCACACCTGCATGGAATACCTGTCATCCCTTGAAGGTTCCATTCCTAGAGATTTGTTCGAGGAAAATCTAGACAAGAGGAAATACATTGACCAGTACTTTAATAAAATAGAAGAATTCATAAACGAGAAATAGGGATAGATATTATAAGTTGTTAATTTGTCGCACCTGATTACTTGATAGTCAGGTGCTTTCGTTTATTATGCAAAGTAATTGAACCCCGATCTACCTTCCCGTAACTTTATCGAGATAAAATATTCGTTTAACCAAAAAAAACTCATTTTTATGGGAAGTGAAAAGATTTTCATGTTCGGCGAACCTTCTACCGGTGGGCGTGCCGATCTTACCGCCATTTTACCGGCGTTAATGAACAACAACAAGGGTATTGACCCCAGTATCTTGGCCATGCTTGGCAACCGTGACGGTAACGGTCGTGACGGGTTCGGCAACGACTTCTTCGCCATCTTGTTACTGTTTATCTTGATGGGATGGGGTGGAAATAATAACGGTGGATTCTTCGGAAACCGTGGTAATGGCGGGGGAGAGGGATTAAACATCCTGAACAACGACTCCACTCGTGAACTGTTGATGTCAGCTATCCAAGGTAACGGGAACGCTATCAGCCAGTTGTCAACGCAACTAGGATGTACTACCGGGCAAATCCAAGACGGTATCAACACCTTGAACATGAGCTTGTGCAACGTGGGTAACCAAGTTGGTATGAGCGGTCAACAGGTTATCAACGCTATCCAAGCCGGGAACTGCACGCTTGCAAACCAGATCGCCTCATGTTGCTGCGATGTTCGTACCGCTATCGAGCGTCAAGGTTACGAGAGCCAGCTAGCGACCGTGAACCAGACGAACACGTTGCAGAACACGATGAACCAAAACTTCATCGCTTTGAACAATGCAGAGCGTGATAATTTCCAAATGCTTGGTGCTAAGATAGATAGCCAAACTTCTTTGATCCAAGATAAATTCTGTCAATTGGAAATGAGAGAGTTACAAAACAAGATTTCAACTTTACAACAGGAGAAATCAACGTTGGAAACTACCGCTTTACTGCAACAACAAACTCAGAACTTGGTTGGTCAGTTGAAAACTCCATGTCCAGTGCCTGCGTTTGTAGTGCCTAATCCAAATTGCTGCTATTCAGCACCTTATGGATATGGATACCCGTATGGAGCGGCATATAACAACGATGGATGTGGTTGTGGTTGCTAATCATGATCGGTTGAACTAGAGTTCTTTGACTTGTTGATAAGATTTTCGTAATCAGATAAGAAATACCATTTGTATCCTTTGTGGTGAGTTCTTTCTCCCCTACATACCGCAGACACGTTGCTTTCGCAAAATCCATCATTTTTTGCTGATCTACACGATTTGTAAAATTTGATTTCTTCGGCATTTTTGGGATTAATCCTAATTACAACTTTAGAATTTATTTCTTTTAATTTTGGATGGTTTTTCTTTGAAATGGAATTTCTCACCCTAGTAATAGGATTATTCTGGTTCATACGCCTTGTGCACCATTTTAGATTAGATATTTTATTGTTCAATCTATCGCAATCTATATGGTCTACTTCTGCATATTCATGTTCATTTGGAATAAATGATATAGCCACTAATCTATGTATATAGAATTTTTGTTCTTTATTATTTTTCCATAATCGAACCATTCTATATCCAGAATTAACGGCACAAGGTACTACTATATGTGGTTGTTGGTATCTAGTACCTAGATTGTTAGTTATTGATCTACCTAGAGATATTACTTTACCTAAACTAGATACCATGTAGCAACCTTCATAACCGGCTACATCCTTCCACATTTCACCTTCCAAGGTGATACTTTTTAAAAACTCTTCATTAGTCATTTTATCTGTTTTTAAAGTGACACTGGCAGTAAAAAAAAAGAATGGGAAGGAGGCCAGAAAACTCCTTATCAACAAGTTAATTACTCTTGTCTATCCCGGTGCAAATGTAACAATTAATTTAAAATAAATTATGTACCCGATGAATTATTATTACGGACCTTATTTTAGAAGACCAGTACAGAGACTGGATCAAGGAGGAATTCCGGCGATAAGAAGTGTCGCCGTGACAACCGACGCTACTAACAGCGAGGTTATTTATAACATTAGTCCGTGTCAGTTTCGCTCCCTCCCCAAGACAGGGATACTGTTATTGAATATAGCTCATTCCCCGGCGGCTGGATCGGAAGGATACCCGGTTTCGATTGCCACTACTCCCGCTAATAGCACGACAACCACGTCATCCAAGACGCCGTTAATAAACGGTTCAGGAGACCAGATGTTATCTAGCGAGATAACGCAAGGGAATCGCTACTTGATCTTTTACGACAAGTGTAACGGCACGTTCCAGACTATTAACCACATAGTACCGCCAACGGCTGCCGCTAGCAACAGTGGAGAGTGATTGAACATTAAATTTAGAAACAATGCAATTCAAGGATTTACAGAAATCGTATCAAGTCTACATCCTGTACAAGGGAGAGAAAATTAGACACAAGATGGGGACGGTGGTGAGTATCGCCAACCCTAGGTTCCAACCGTTACAGCCGGGGCAATTATCTTACCAGCAACCGCAGGACAAGATAGTTGACTTGGAAGTTTCCGTGGATGGGGTTAGTTCAACGTTCGTGGTGAGGGAGAACATGACGGTAGAAGTTAGAAATGACATTACCATATCGTGTGACAGGGACCCGATCCTTAACGAGATCAACGCCATCATGAGAAATAGTAACGACATTCTGAATAGCGTGGACAAGCACAAGTCCATACTGGAAGATTGCGAGCAAATAGTCAAGGATTTGAACCCCGTACTTGCCGTTGACAAGAGTCGTGACGAGAAGATCGCCAACCTTGAAAAATCGGTAAGTGGCATTAATGACAGTATAGAGGGCTTGAAAGAGTTGATACTTGGATTGAATAAAAAAGAATAGACATGGTAAGAATAATTGGTTTCAACAGAGACGGTTACAACAAGGATATTCAGGAAGAAGAGTACCGGAGACGCCAGAGAGAGGACCGTAAACGCCAGATGATGGAGGAAGAAGAAAGAGAGAGACGTCGCAACAGGCGTGATCGCTACGAGGAAGATGATTACGACGATGATGACGATGATGACGAGGAATACGAACGTCGTGAACGGGAGAGAAGAAGACGCGAACGTGAAGAGGAAGAAGAGGAAATGGAGAGGGAGAGGAGACGCAAGCGCAAGAGAATGATGGAGGATGAAGATGACTTCACCCGCCCCGAGAACCGTTATGACAGGTACGATCGTTACGATGACGAGCCTGAAATGCGTCGTGGTAGAAGAAGACGGAGAATGTGATGGGAAGGGATCGTTATTATTTCAGTAGCAAGACGTTCGAGGATTACCTTGACGAGCATGGTCCTCACTTCTCCAAGAAGTTATGCGAGCTAGCTGTTAGCTGCATGGAGAACGCTGACGGTTCAAAGCACAGGTATTCCAAGGAGGAAGTCAAGGAACTTCTGAAAAGGAACGGGGTGACGGTAAAGAAGGCGAGCGAGTACGATTGTTGCTTCGTGGCCAACATGGCTTACGCCGATTTCTTTCCCGAGCCGTTGCGTAACGAGTTCGATATAGCGATGTACGTGAAAAAGTACATTGACGACCCGGACGGTTACGATGGGATAGCTTTTTCACGGTATCTTGCCGACTTGAAAAGAACGGGCAAGTATATTGACTGGGAAGAGATGATTTAAAAAAACAAGACCTATGGACAAGATCATGTATTTAATAGAACTACTCGATGACGAATGCAATTTTTACACCTGTCAGGCGGTAGTGGTAAGACTTAGAGATATGGTTTGTGAATGGGTCAGTTAAGCGAGAAAAGGAGTGGTTAATTCCACTCCTTCTTTTTTCTTGCCAGTTCCTCCCCCGCTTTTTTCGCCTTTTCTACCAGCGTTTCTTGAGAGAACCCGCTTGCCAGTATTCGAACGATAACCGGGAGGATGTTAGGATTCTCCGAGAAATAAGATGCTATGGCGGGGGCCATGTCTCCCAGCTTGAAATCCGAGAACACGGACGATCTTAATTCTTGGAATCCCTCGTCATCAACACTCTTCTCGAAAGACGTCACGAGTAAATACCCCACCCCCATCTCTTTCAGTTCACCTACCAGTTCCTGTAACTCTTTTAATTTTTTAGCTATTTCCTTTTCTTTTTCCATATTATTGCTGTTTAGTGATTAACAGGACCATGAGGTCCCCTATAATGTTGTTTATTATCTCCTTGGCGTCCATCCTCCCCCTCTTGTTGGAGACGGATTCTTGTATGGATGCAAGCCTGTTGTTGAATTCTGTCATCAGGCTGTTGTTCAGGTCTATTGATTCCTGCAACCTGTCCATTTTACTTGCAAGTTCCTCGCTCGTCATTGCCTGAAAGATTGACCCGTGAACATTACCCTCTTGCAGCACGACTTGATCCTCTCTAGCGTCCTTTCCCCGTACCTGTCGATTATCCCCCTCGCGTTAAGGTTGGTGGACACGAGAACTAGGTTCCCGTTCTGTTCCGCCCTGTCCATGAGTTCGGGAAAAGCGTGCCTCTCGTTGCCGTAAGTCATGATCTTGGATTCCATCCCCACGTCATCTAGGCACACGATCTTCTTCTTCAACACGTCATCAAGGTTGTCTCCTATCGAGGTCATCGTGTAGTAAGATGCCACCTTACCGTGTCTCTCGGCGAGGAGGGGGAATATATCACGAATAAACACCGTTTTCCCCCTCCCGTAAGTCCCGTACAGGAATAATCCCCTTCCCTCGTTGTCAGACAACCATCCGGCAATCTCGTCATACTCGGGTATCCACTTGAAAGAATCTCCTATAAAGTGCGAGTAAGCGTTTTTAAGCCACTTTTCGCTATCGGGTATAGAAATGTATATCCTCTTCTTGAAAATGGCTCCATGATTGTAAGAATAGCCTCTAGCGATTAATTCCCTGTCCATGATTAAAACCTCTCGTAAATGTTGTTCAATGACGGGTAGTATGGAATCCACACCTTGTCGAGCTTACCCTTCCAGTTCTTGACCTCTTTGCCGTTAGAATCTATCCACTTCCCCTCCACCTTGCCCTCGTACGTGGTCCTTATTTTCTTCACGGTCTGTGACGTGCATACCTTTCCCCTGTCGTTGAAATACTGGATTATTTCCTCGTCAGTCGGGATAGTGAACGCTGCCATTCTCTTCTTGCACCCGGCAATCCACCTCCTGAGGTTCTTCTCCACCAGTTCCTCGTTTTCCTCAATCAGTTTCCTCGTCTCTTCCGAAATCATGGCTTAACTTGTTATAGGTTTCACGAAAAGTCTTGTCGGTTAACATGAGCGATTCGAACTTGGCAATCGAGTGGTAGTAGTATTGTCTAGTCCTGCCCAGAATCTTGCAGGTCATGTGCCTGTTATCGTACGAGTCATCGGCTAGCTTTATGAACGCGGTCACGGCACGCAGGACGGGCAACTCGGCCCTTCCTCCCGCCATCGCTTCCATCGTTGTAACCCCGAAGGCCCGGCAACAAGCGTTGAGCAAGTCCATCATCTTGTCGTACATGGATGGTTGTTTCTCGTTCTCGCCGTACATTATGTCTCCCACGTCTTGCTTGAAGTCATCGAACAGCATCTTGAAGTTCCCCTTCGGGTGCTTCATCACGTCCTTGTACAGTAATTCTATCCTGTCATCCAGTTCCTTTATCATTTCAATCCACTTAACTCGTTCAACAAGTTTGAAAACTCTCTAGCGTACATCATGACGATCCTTTCCGGTTGATCTTTCGCCGCTTTTAACCATTCCTGTCCCAGCGTGTCGCACAGCTTGCAGAATAACAGGGTGGCGTTGTTCAAGGCAACGTTGGCGTTGATACCAGCCTCGTTAACCTTTCCTTTCCCACCCCCACCCCCTCCACCGAAGGATGAAGGTGCCGCCGGCACGATCTTCACCTTGAAGCTGTCCGGCCTGTTTCCCGGTTCTATCGTGTAGTCAACCGTCTCGCCCACCTTGAAGGCGCAGTTGTTACCTTGTTTCGTCATGTTACCCCCCACGTCACCGTTCTCGAAACGGACGGTCCACGTGTGGAAAATACCTTGTTTCCCTACCCAGTCTTGTCCTTGAACGACACTGGTCACTTTTGATTTTTTCTGTTCCATTCTAGTATTTTTTAGCTTATTTCACCATGTGATATGCAATACCCTTGATTCATCAAGAATACAAGGTACTCGTGTTCTTTCGGGGAGGGAGAACCTTCTTTCAGTAACACGTCCCTGCCCTTGGCAACGTACCCGTGTCTCCTGAGGTACGCCATTGCCGTGTACCTCTTGTTGCGTGTTTTCTTGTCTATCCTTAACTTTAAACCTCTTTTACCCATTTGCTTAATCTTTAAAACGTTCAACGTGCCTTCCAGATTTCCCGATAAACTTCAATATAACCTCGGCGTGCAAGTCTTCTTTCGCCTTGGACTTCATCTCTTCCCACGACGACAGGGTGACGGGTATCCTTCGTTCCTTCTTCCCGTTAATCTCGATGTACCAGATGTTGTCGTTATCTATCTCCCGGTCTATCGTGTGGTGGTACTTGCTGTAAGCTGACACCGGTCGTGGCGATTCGGGCTTCCTCACCCCCGGTCTCTTATATTCTTTTGGTTTCATTGGCTATCTTGCACTTGAAAGGACAGTTCTCGCAAGACGTCTCGTTGGGAGAAATCTGGTCCCACCCCTGCAAGACCAGCGTGTTGTAAACTATGGCCGCTTCTCTCGCCATGTCTTGACACAATCCAAGTCTCTCCGCCGTGCAATCGAACCTGTAATCCCTAGTGTTAACTATGCCTTCCTTGTCAGGTCTAAGATCGGCCACGATGTAGAACACTTGCGGGTCCTTCATGGCGGCGTTCCAACCGTTATAGAACAACTCCGGGTGTCTCCACTCGTTATACTTCCTAGTCTGGTGGCTCAACTTGAACGAGCGGATGATATGATGGTGCATCAACCCCCTCACCTTGTTCACGAACCTCGGGTCTCCCCAGCAAGATTCCGAACACTTGTCCGGGAAGGAGGGGGAGAAGTACGTGCTATCAACGTTACTTGTCAGGTACAGGATCAGGGAGGACAGTATCCCCTTGTAGTTACACGGGAAAACGTCAAAAGTGTCCTCGAACCATACCTTTATCCCGTTGAAATCGTTCACGTAGGAAATCAAGGGCATGTTGGCGTTCACGTCATTAACGATCGTCCCCCCCCTGAATAACACGGATTTCCAGAACCTTCCCCTCTCTAGTATTCGTAGCTCGTTCGTTGACTTGTCCCCGTTAGATAGTCGTTTCATCCTGCACTGGCTGCCATCACCCGTTATGATGGACTTGAAATAATCCTTCATGGCCATCACCTCCCCGTTATCGTGCAGGACTATGGTCTTGTCGAGCAATCCCCTTATCTTCTTGGGACAGGCACGATGCGTGCTTATGATCTGGTCATCGCAAACGTGTATACCGAACTCCTTGAAGAGCCTAGGTGTCATTATCAACTGTTCCATGTCACTCTTCCTCCTTGTTAAAGAAACCACCGTTCTTGCCCACTAGCTCGTAATACACGTCAGTTTTGTCACGTCTCTCGCTAGCGTTGCAGAACGGGACCTTGACGCAGCAATGATCGTTATAACCGGAGATGGAGGGGAAGAACCTCATGTCACATCTCAAGCACTTGTCGATATGATCCGACTTGTTGTACCTCTTTACCTTGAAGAGTATGCCCTTGCGCTTCAACACGCTCCCCACCGGGACGTGAGAGTTCCTGTACGCGCTCCTTAACACGAGGAACAGGAATACCAGCAAGGCAATGGCTATTACAATGAATATAGTTATCATGTTTTCCATTTAGTTTAATTATAATACAAATATACGTACTTTATTTGACACGTGTAATGATATAGATAAATACTATAAACTACTTGATATCATCTACTAGATTTATCTTTACATGAGACAACTTGTAGTCAAGAATGTCCCATGCTGCCTGAATATCAGGCTCTTTCTCGAACACTAGTTCCACGTTATCGTGCTTGAAAGAATTAAGGAACATGGTGGCGTGTCGAGCTATATTGGATATGTAGTTACTTTTCATTACGTAGTGACACTTGAATTGCTCGCTGACGTAATTGCTGAAATCCTCCTCCTTGATCTGGAAGTACGTAGCCATGCTAATGATCAGCACGAGGAGGGCGAGGGTGGTGGTCTCGTTCGAGTCATCTATCCTCTTGTCGAAGAATCTTTTCACGGAATAGAAGAACACCGTGTAATCGTGTTTCATGTCATCGTACAAGTCGTCTAGCTGGGTGGTCAGGAAGTCCCGGTACTCCCTCCCCACCTCCATGTACCTGTGGTTTATCCACATCCTGATGTTTCTTTTCAGCTCGTTGCAGTGGAACTTGTTTTTCTTCACGTGAAGGCCGCTTTTCTTGACGTGATCTTCCAGTTCCACGATGTAGTTTTCCATGATCTCGGCTAGAAAAGAAGTGAGGGTTAGATTGTAAACCCTCACGTTAATGTCTAGTTTCTCCTCGATCAACGGGACCTTAATGAATGCCATACTCTGACAGTTGATCCCAGAACATCTCCTTGTACGTGTCGGAGTAAGCGGCGAACCCGTCCCCGGAGAAGTTGTAATAATGGTGTAACTCGGTAACGTGTATCTTCTCTCCCTCCACCGTCACGAACCCGTCAGGGTCGCACAACACGGTTTGGATGGGGGCGTTGCTCTCTTTCGCCTCCTTGAGGGAGATGTAATCCTTGGGCCACACTTTCACCACGTCAAGCCCGTAGATGTCGGTGTTACCGTTTCTAAGACACAGTACCGTGACGAGGTATCTCTGGTCCATCAAGAAGTTGGTCACGCCGAATTTCTTCTTGCTGACGTTCCAGAACATTATCCCGTCGGAGGTGGGTAGGAGGGTACTCGTTGACAAGTCCCACACCCGGAACATTAATTTTCTCATGATCATTAGGCACTTACATACAATATTACACTTGTACATATTGACGCTTCACCGGAACGCTACTTTTTAGGTCAATATCTTGACGGTCATCCATAGTTGGAACCTCCACGTCCGAACCCCGTTGTGCCAACGGTTTTTTGTTAAACAATAAATTCTGTTCTTGTAATCCAAAACGCTTGATGTTACAAGCGGCTAGCAAGTCACGGTCGTTCACCGATCCACATTTAGGGCATACCCATTCCCTTTCAGAAAGTTTCAGCCCTCTATAAACGTGTCCGCAAGAACACATCTTGGATGAAGGATCGAACCTTCCTATCCTGATAAACGTTTTACCCTGTCTCTCGCACTTGTATTCAAGCATCTTGAAAAACGTAGACCAACCGCAAGCTCCTATCGCCTTGGATAGACGATGATTTCTCATCATCCCTTTCGTGTTTAAATCTTCCACGACGATCGCTTGGTTCTCGCGTACAATTTTAGTGCTTATCTTGTGAAGATAATCCTGCCTGCGGTTGGCTACCTTTTCATGCTGTCTAGCAAGTATCATTCTTGCCCTGTTCCGACGGTTACTTCCCTTCTTCTTCCGTGACAACCGTCTTTGCAGGGTTCTCAATCTCTGTTCAGCATTGATTAAATGTCTCGGGTTCTCGTACGTGTCACCGTTAGAACACACGGCGAAATCTTTTATACCCATGTCAATACCTATCGTGGTATCGAAAGTTACTGGTAATTTTTCAGGTATCTCCTTGCCGTCATCAACAAGCACGCTAACATGGTATTTACCCGAAGGGGTCACGCTAACCGTTACCGATCTAACGTCACCTTCAAACTTCCTGTTGTTACCGTACTTTACCCATCCAATTTTAGGCAGCTTGATCCTTCTCCTTTCTTGGTCCACGTGAACCGATAGTATGGCCTTGTATGACTGTCTAGACCTGTTCTTCGACTTGAACCTCGGGAACCCTTTTTTCTCCCTGAAAAACCTTGTGAAAGCCGCATCGAGATTCCTCAACGATTGTTGTAAACACTCGTTACTTACCTCTCTCAACCACGAGTACTGTTCCTCTTTTTTCAGGTCAGTTAACATGGCGCATAATTGCACGTACGATATTCTTCCCTTGTCCTTCATGTACGCCTCTATTCTCTTCTGCAATCCCCAGTTATAGATAAAACGAACGCACCCGAAGCTCTTGTTGAAGAACCTCGATTGTTCCCTCGTGGGATGTAGTCGATATTTATAGGCGTTTAACATGATGCTAATATACGAATATTTAAACTAAAAACCAAACATTTTAATCTCAAAAAAATGTAATTTACTATATAGTTACCTGTACGAATTTTTCACTTCCCGTCCATGAGGTCATGGAGGAACTTGCGACCTTTCTCCGTCCACCGGGTCTGTATTTGCGTCCCCTGTTCCCCGTTAGCCATCATGTACGGTACGGACACGGTGTGAGTGTACCCGTTGCCTTGGTACTTGGCGTACAGTATCCACGCCCCTCCCTGCCTGTATTGAACGCCCATTTTCGCCAGTCTAGCGTTTAAAGTCTTGGCGGATAGACCGAACTCCTGCGCCATCTGGGTGGTGGTGTACGAGCTTTTGGATGACATCGCCTTGTCGAAATACTCGACCTTGGGGGCGGCCTCTTTTATCGTCTCCGTGAGCAACGTTTTCTCTTGCTCTAGCATCTCGATTCTTTGTTCCCTTCTCTTGATAGTCTCTTGGGCGATCATGACTGCTCTAGCCATTATCTCTTCCGGGGTATCATTGTTACTAGTAGACATATAACCGCCATTCTTTCTTATAGCTGGTAAAACTTCTGATGTTACCCATTTACGGAAAGGCTTAACACGTGGAGATGAACTTTGCAATATCACGTCATAGAATCCAGATTCAGTAACAAAGTTTGCCATTGAATTACCAGTTATACCCTCACTAGAATTTAGGGCGTGTAAATCAATTAATTGCACATCGTCTTTGTCTAGCCTGTTTTTAACTTCACTAGGATTTGTCAATTCTAAAACCTTGCACAAGTCTGCTAAGCAAAACAACGGTTGATCATTTGTCCCGGTTACTCTTATTTCACCGAAACTTTCATTCTTAAAAATCTCAATAGAATTCATAACGTTTAATTTTTGAACATAAAAAACTGCGCTACGTGTTGTTCAAGCCTTAAACGCAAAGCTCCGGTGTATTTCTACTTACCGACACGGCGCAGTATTATGTGATAAATAATATCTCTAATTATGGGTACAAAAAATGCCACGATGAGTGGCGGATCATACCGCGTCTAAGTTTGAACGCATCAAATATAATTGTTTCTTGTCAATTATCAAAATATATCAACTATTTGATTATCAGAATTACCATTTTTTCTGGTAATTGAAAATAGGTAACTATATATCTGATTACAATAATATTGTAAATACTTGATATTCTGAATTGTGAGATTTTCTCACAATTGAATATATGACATTGTGAATCAAGAATCCATATGATTTACAATGTATTGCGATGGTATCATGAGGATTTAAATATCCCCACCCCGGTTGCTTGCAATATGTACTTTTTAGGAAATAAATATTACCGGGGCGGGGAATCAACCTATTTTGCAAGAATGAAATTTCATAAAACGGGGAGGATGTCACCCCTCCCCTCAACACTCAAAATTTGATACCATGCGTCCTACTTAAAGGAGTGGATGACCCCCGATCGAACGGGGGAGGGATAGAACTAAGAGTTATAAACATTGTTATGTACACAGATTACAGAATAATATCCCTTGCCTCCGGCTCATCCCCTAGGTGTCTCGCGACAATGCTAGTCAAACAATACAAAAATTGAATATATGAATTTGCTTTCGTGCAAAACTAGTACTTTTATTTACCAATTCAAAGAACATAGCGATTCTTTACCTTGCATGATACCCACTGCCACCCTAAAGCCTTAACATACTCTCTTTATATATTACTATATATACTATACTATACTATACTATACTATACTATACTAGATATATACTACTATACTATATGTAGTATAATAGAAGAGGATGCAAGAAGGGAAGAACGAGAACCAGCATGGTTATGATGAATCTTATCACTAAAGACCATCGTGGCTTGATCCTGACCCTACCTTGAAAGGGGAGTTAGTATAATAGTCTTTCGACCATGCAAAGGACCAAGTTGTCGTCGTCCGGCATTGCTTGGATTTCCTCGGGATCATCACCGTCAGTTGGAACTTTTGGGCTGGCTTGAATGTTCAAGAGTGATTGCCCGGGGGAGGGGTGGTTCCAAAATAACCCTCGTTACTTCCCTTCTTGCCGGGCAATAAAAAACCCGGCCTTGAGCAAATCCCTAATCAAGTACCGGGGTTTTCTACTATATGGTTAGTAGGAAAAAAGTTTCTTATGCCATTGTTACTCTCTCGGGGATTTGCGTAGTAACGATGCAAATATACGACTTAATCTTTAAATTCCAACTTTCGTTGCAAATATTTTTCATAATATTTGCTCAAAGAAATCCACAAATCTTTAGTTTGTGGGAGGAATTGAGCGACTTTTCCTTATTTTGTTAATAAATAATTTTTCAAATATTTGAATATGCCAATTCTTTTAGTATATTTGCGGTATGAAATTGACGCTGAAAATAAAACTTCTTCCAACTGGTGACCAGTATCAAGCTCTTCTTGAAACGATCAAGGAGGCTAACGCAGCTTGTAACCTTATTTCTGAAATCGCATGGAAGAATAGAGTTTTTAATCAATTTAAACTTCATCACTTGTGTTATAATGACATTAGAGACAAGTTTAAACTTTCCGCTCAAATAGTTGTTCGTTGTATTAGCAAGGTCGCTGACTCGTACAAGCTTGACAGGAAGAAACGACGTGTTTTCAATGAACTTGGAAGTATAAGCTATGATAGCCGTGTACTTTCTTATCATGAAAACGTTGCTTCTATATGGACTGTTAACAAGAGGCAGAAGGTTGCTTTCGTTTGTCATAACACTAATTACCTTCCATATATCAAGGGAGAAGCCGATCTTGTTTTCAAGAGAGGCAAGTTTTACCTTTTTCAAACGGTAGAAGTTCCCGAGGAAGACGTGGAAGATGTCGAAGAGTTTATCGGTTGTGATTTTGGAATAACTGATATAGCCTGCACGTCTGACGGTAAAAAATACTCTTCTCAATTTCTTAACCAGTACAGGGAAAAACGAATGAAAATTCGTGGTTCTATTCAATCCAAAGGCACTAGAGGTAGAACACGTGAATGTAAACGTGGATGCGCTAGACTCTTGAAACGGCTTAAAGGGGAAGAGAGAACCACGGCAACGATAATCAATCACACCATCTCCAAGCGAATAGTCAATGAAGCTAAAACTAGAGGAGTTGGCATCGCCATTGAAGACTTGACAAACATCCGATCTAATTCCAAGCGTGGGAATAAAACGTTCAAAAGAGAACTTAACTCTTGGAGTTTTTTCCAGCTTAGGTCTTTTATTGAATACAAGGCTAAAAGGGATGGAGTACCGTTGATTGTCGTTCCACCAGCATATACTTCCAAGACTTGTTCCAAGTGCCATCATATTGGCACTAGGAATAACAAGTCTTTCAAGTGCAATCATTGCGGGAACGATATGGACGCGGATATTAATGCCGCTATAAATATCGCCCTGCTTGGGGCTGTCATAAACCAGCCTGAAAAATCGGGTATGTGGTGTGCTAATTTGCATATATCTGCTTAGGTTTAAAGCCCATAAGTCTTTAGATTATGGGTAGTTTATCCTCCCCCACCGCTTTTTCAACTTCTTCCTCGAATTCCTTGATGTCTTTCTTCTTGATGGTGGGATCGGCTACCCATTCAAGGGCGTAGAATCCCTTGTATTTCGGGTCGTTCACTGGTATTAAATTGTACCTACCCACGTACTCGTTCTTGTCGATGTTATTCATGGAGAACAGCTTTGAAGTGTTCACGTAGGCCGATCCAGATTTGCTCCGTTTTATCTTGAACGAGTCGTTATCTTTCACCGTGAACCTGAAATAAAGTCTCCCGTCATCTCCCATCCCGATGGTGATGCCGTCACGACCGGGGAAGTAATCCATCGTGTCCTTGTAAATACTTACCATCCCGTTACGGTATATACCAACGTACAGGTTGGATGGTATATTCTTGAAAATCTTGATGTTTAACATGATTCGCTTTCTTTTTGGTTATTTATATTCTCTATTAATATTTCCACGAAAGTTCGGGCGGGGGTGGAAAATGAGATGTGTTCGTGAAGGCTTCGCAAGCAATATAGTTCCACCCCATCCCCCGCGCATATCCTGATAATATCTGACATCGCTTTTATAACCTCTAAATTCCTGAGATTTTCCATCGAGTTATACACGAAACAATGTTTCAGTTTTTCTATCTCATCTGGTTTCATGATTTATGGTTTTGTTTTTCAAATTGTTTAAAAGTTCTTCCGTGGTATGGAATAAATCACCTTTTAACAGGTTTGTAGTGTCGGTAATGAACCAGTATTTAATCTCACGTTTCCCGTCTGATAAAAACCTTATCTCGATGTTTACATTCCTGACAACATCTTCATGTACATGATTGTTTAGCATGAATGACACTTTATCCCCCACCCTGAACGGCATCTCTATCGTTTCAAAGCCCGGGTTATCCTCTTTCTTGTACTCGAATTCAATGTCGAGTATCTCTTCCGGTGTTATCTCCTTTAACTCGCAAGTGGAAAACACGTGCATACTGTAATACGCTTTTAAACGCAACATTGATGAATCACCTTCTTCTTTAATTAACTCGAAGAACGGGAATATGTCGTATTCTTCTACCTTGAATTCCAATTTCGAGATAAGGGGGTATATTTTATTGATCACTTCTATGCCCCTCCCCCTCGTGTAAATTTTCGTGTTCGCTAGTTTATCAATCACCTCTTCAACGGTCACCTTTTTCATAGTTATCCGGTATTAAAAATTCAACTTTATTTTTCTCGCATATCTTGACGAAGTTTTCATCTATCGAGAGGGATGGGTTTCCCAGTTCAAGATTACTCGCCGTTATCGGCATCCCCCCCACCCTGTACTCGTACCATCCACGTAACGAGGACTTGTACGATAAATCAACGCTGAAATAGGTTCTGGCAATGATGCCTGTCCAACCTTCATCAAGTAGCTTCTTGAGTAACAGGTAGTCGTTACTCCAAGCGTACTCGGCCATCTTGTTTAGTTCGATCACGGGCATGATAGTGGCATTTTATTCTTGTAAGTTATTATCGTGTCCCTCTTGACGAGAATGGAATCAACGTACGTTTCCTGTATGTTCACGTCAACCTTCCCCCTCATGAAATCCAATACTGTTGGTCTCTGAACAAGTATAGATGTACCTATGCCAACTCCTATTAACATCCCACCAAGGCATGATAATGGTAATTGGAACAATCCATCTTTTATAAAAAGAGATGCAAAAAATATTAAAAGTCCAGCACCTCCAAATCCAATTAATAATATAATGCTATTCATTTCCCCTCCTATCTTTAACTATTTTACAAGCCTGTTTTAATCCTTCTTCCAATGCTTCCTCGTATGTATCAAAATCTTTAGCTTTAAAACAAACAGCCTTTCTAGGCATTGATATAATATACACGATCCATCCTCTTTTAAATGCCATCATATCTACTGATACATACATATCATTCTTCTCCCTTAACCACCTTGATAAAGCGGTTTGGGTGGGGGCGGGTACGCCATCTTCTAACAATTCTTCGGGTGGGGTCTCTATGTCACTCGTTGATACTCGATAGGGTGGGGTGGTGTACGCTGTCGCTATCATTAAAAGAATATTCTCCCCGTCAAGATAGAGGTGGGTGACGTTCTCTTTAAAGCCCACCTCCATCGCCAGTTTTGCCGTTTCAAGACTTACTATTTGATCCATTGTTTTTACTTTCTATTATTTCACACGCTTTTATCAACTCGTACTCAAGAATTAGATCGTATGATTTCGCTCCCCCGTCACTAACCGTGATATGTTTCGCTCCATCTTTTCTCCCTTCCCCGGAGCAATCATACAATTGACCCCACCACCCAAGATCATCCACGCCTATCATGACGTGAATATCATGTTCTTCTCGTAACCATTTCTGCAACTGGCATTGGGTGGGAACCGTGAAATTTAATTCTTTTGATCCTTCCGTGAATTCATGATTACAATATCCATACTTACTTCTAACAATATTGTCTATTAAATGGTCATAGTAAATCCAACATTGTTCATTAAATCCGATCTTCTTCGCTATTTTCGCTAGCTCTAAAGTTACTATTTGATCCATGATTATAATGGTTTAGATACTTCACGATAAAATAATGCTGCCTCTTTAATGTATTTGTCTACATCTTCATCTTCTATATAGTTTTGCATATAGATGTCCATAAGCATTTCATAAATATCCTCTGGCTCCATGATTACCATTATTATACCTAGAGATATATCAACAGTTTCTTTTGATGGATGTTCTTGGATATTATCAATAAATGCCCGTTTAACTTCATTTATCATTCCCATGACTATATTTCTTGTTTAAGTTTCTTTACTATCCACTCCCCGAAGTCATCTTGTATTTTAGCTGCCTCCCTGTATGGTAGGTTTAAAGCCCCGCCACCAGTTAAATGTCCCCATCCCCGGATAAGAATGACTTTTATGCCATCTATGGATACTTGCCCGGATGGATCGTACTTTACTTCTCTCTTCACGGACTTGTCTGTCCTGTCATTAAGAATGTCAAGTATTAATTGCTTGGATTCTTGTGGTATTTTCACCATCCAATCAAAGCATCGTACTCCTTCTCTGGTACTGACCCATGCCCCGAAATTGTCGTGGAAGGGGGGCTTGTATATCTCGTCAAATTTCATATCTATTCCTGTTTATTTGTTTCTTACACTTCAATGAATATCACGTTACTGGAAGGTTTCACCTACTTTATATTAGTCTTGTTGCTTGTCACCACGAATTTCTGTATCTCCATACGCTTGTAATTTACGTTTGTGGAATTCTATCATGCACCTCGTCACCCTTTCCTTGTCTCCCCTCATGAGGCAGCCGAAATCAAACACTTCTTTCATGATCTCGTTACATAATGTCTCGTCATTTCTTAGCTTCCTGCCGTGAGTTTCCATGAACACCCCGAAGGTTAAACTAGGTTGAACTAGTTGCGTGGTTGTCCTGTATTTCTTCAAGTCCATGCTCACGTGTATACATCTCGCCTTGCATCCAACCGTTAATTTTTTCTTGATGGTTGAAGTGTTCTTGTACCCGTGAGCGTCTAGCAATGATTGCAACTCTATAAGTTGAGTTATGTTTCCTCTTATCGTGTGTATCATAATATCCAGTTGTCTCTTAACAAAGAATTCATCTTGTAAATAACTTGATTCAACGTGAACCCGGTCACCCGTAGCGTTGAATCGTATTTTATCTCCCATTCCATGTTATCTTTCAAGAAGTTAACGCTCAAGTAACAAAGGTTTTGATGCTTGTCATCTCGAACGAGGGAGTATCTTCTTGCCGTCTCGCTGTCCTCGTTGTTGGAAAACAGGATCGGTGGTGGTAGTTCTACTTGCATTTTTATTCACTTAGTAATTGACTGAAAGTCTTGTTCCCGTACACCGTGTCCTCTAGTCTCACCCTCTCGAACATCCCCTTGTCCATGAACGAACGAATGTCTTCCGGCTTGCGGGTGGGTGGGAACATCCGGAACTTGGAAGGCGGGATAGTGGTTTCCATCGTGACAACCACCACCCCGAGACACTTGTAAACGTTGAACTTGATAGAGGCGTATATAACGGCTCTTCTCACCTCGTTCAATAGTTTAGTCGTGACTAGTGATGATAGTTGATTGTAGAGCCTGTAAACGGCCTTCTTGTCGAATCCTGTTACCTTCTCGATCACGGGGAGGGGGACTTCTTCCATTTTCAAGGCCACGGCTATCATCTTCTGGCTGCCCTCGACCAGCCGGAGTTCCTTCATGAGATTGTCAACGTTAATTTCCATCATCTTTTTGTTGTATGTTATAAACCGTTCTAAGTGACACGTTGAACACGCTGGCCACGATCTTCTTGTCCATGCCAACGGATAACAACGCCATGATGTCAGCCTCCATGGAGGGGGTCACTTGTCGAACTTGTCCTCTCTTAATCCTATCCATGTCAAGAAACGATAAAAGGGTTGGGGATGTAATCTAATCGTGAGAGCGAGAAACGCCACGGTTCCCATGAATCCAAGTATCATCTCCCCCTCGTTCTCGCTCGCGATCCAGAACCCGGCGGAGAAAAGTAACCCTCCCCACGATATGAACCTCGATATAAACATGATGTAATCAATCATTTTCAGGCTGTTTAAGTGATGATAACTCGGCTCGAAGACTTTCCACTTGATCACACCCGGTGGTCGGGGTCGATTCGCTAGATTCCCCTTCTTTCAAGTGATCGATGTAAATTTGATAAGCCTCCGGCCACTCTTGCTCCAATTTTTTTGTCGTTCCTATCGTGTTCAAGGCGCAATTGATCCTGTTCCTAGTTCTATTTAATTCATCGTACACGGATTCAATGTCGTTTATTAATCTCTCGCATTCTGTTCTAGCCTTGTCCTCTAGTGACCAGTTGTCCGACACGTACTCGCCAAGAGGAACGTACCTGTCCTCGAATCTTAGTGTCCCGAAGAAAACAACGTTCGTTGCTTTCAAGAAGAGACTATTCGATTTGATGAACGGCAATAACTCGGGGGGGGTGTTGCTGTCAATGACCTCGATCACTTTAGCGGCTATCTCTTTTTTAATTTCCCCGATCCTAGCATTCATTGGTTTTAATAGTTGTCCACTGATATAATCTATCTCTTTTTGTGATAATCTCTTGTGTCTCATGATGTTATGTTTTTAAATTAATTTCTTGTATCTTCTTCCCTCCATCATGAAGGTATCTTCAATCTCCATGTCAACCGGGGATAGTAGATGGAGGATGTTGTATTTTATAGCCTCTATCCCGGTGTACAGTTCCCCTCCCTTCAATACCCTAGTTACCTTCCCGTTCTTCCTCACGGTCATGTTATCGAGGCGGGAGGGGGTTATGTAATACCTTCGTTTCATTTCAATTATTAATCAAACCTTTGATAAATGATTCTAGGCAACTATGTACCTGATTACGCTAGTATTTTTTCGAATTTTAATTTATCTGAAGCGTACTGGATCGTGTTCAAGTCCCATCTTCGAACAATAGAATTGTCCTTTATAACACATTCCACGGTTGAGCAACAATTTATATACGATTTATTGTAAGCTTCTACTGTCGAGTTGTCGTGAGCATCTACCGTTGAGTTATCGCAAGCATTTACAGTTGAGTCGCCGTGAGCATCTACCGTTGATTTGTTGTAAGCATCTACCGTTGATTTGTTGTAAGCTTCTACCGTTGATCTATCGTAAGCTTCTACCGTTGATCTATCGTAAGCCTTTACCGTTGAGTCGCCGTAAGCCTTTACCGTTGAGTCGCCGTGAGCCTTTACCGTTGATCTATCGTAAGCTTCTACCGTTGATCTATCGTAAGCATTTACCGTTGAGTTGCCGTAAGCCTTTACCGTTGAGTCGCCGTGAGCATCTACCGTTGATTTGTTGTAAGCTTCTACCGTTGATCTATCGTAAGCTTCTACCGTTGAGTTGCCGTAAGCCTTTACCGTTGAGTTACCGGAAACCAACAAGAATCCATTCTTAACAGATACATTGTGATAAATTTTATTTTCAGAAAATATTTCCCCGTAATTGTCGATCAACTCGCCATCTAACACGTCATTACGACAACACCACCAGAAATTATTCTTGATAACATCGCATAATGTTTCTATATTCTCGCTTTGATAGGCTCTCTTGTATTGTCCGGAACAGGCTCTCGCCTTGCGCGCTCTTTCGAGTATTTCATTTTTTATTTCTTCAAACTGGTTCATCGTGTTTAGTTTTTAGGTGTTTTCTTGAAATATAATGCAATTTGCCGTACGGTTACTATTTTTTTTCATGTTCTTGTAAATGTAAATCAGATCGAATCTCTCTAGGTCGGTATGTTCAACCTTGTATCCCCACTTCTTGAACTGGTCGAATATCCGTTCAAGCCCCGATCTTTCCCACGATACGAACACGTCCTTTTGTCTCCGGAACCCTATCGTGGATTTACTTCTCCACATCAATCCCCTCGTGCATTGATCCAGTAACCCGGCCACGCATTCCGTTCGCTTGTCGTACCCGCACCCGCTACACCTGTAAGAGAAGTACTTGATGTTGCCGTTTTCCTCTATCACTCTAGCCGTGCCGTTAGGATTGTTCCCCCACGTTTTACTTCTTACCCACTTTATCTCTATCTTTATTTCAACGGGGATGAGTTCTTTCCTCTCTTCTCTCGCCTGTTCTTTCCATTTCCGTTGCTTTCTCTCGATCTCGACAAGGCGTTTCTCGTCATCGGTGAGGGGGTGTCCAAGGATTTTGCAGATAGTGGTAGTCGTTACCCTTTTCCCGCTCTTCTCTAGCTTGTTGAAAGCGGATTTAATTTTTCTTGCCGTGTATTCTCTAGTTTCCATGTCGTTTTCTTTTAACGCATCGTTTCCTTATAGATAAAAACTCGTACTTGCAATGGTGTTTCAGCTCGAAGAACAAGTCCTCCCACTCGTCCACCGTGGCGGGGTGGGTGGCTTTCATGACACTCTTCTTGCTCGTGGTGTAGTATTGTCCTTCATGCTCGTACGCTAGTATCTCGTCCCCGTTAATGGTGTCGGGGAATAGGGCAACGGTTGTTGCCTCTCCCCTTTTCCACGTTCTAAACACTACTCTAGTCTTTTCCATGATCACCCGATTACATGGATTTCACCGTCATAATAGTATTCCATCCCCCCGATACCGTACAACGGCAACAGGTTTACATGATCCCTTCGTCCGGCATCATAGAACCCGAGGAAAGTGAATTCAGTCTCGGTATCGATGATGTTCAATTCACGATGCCTGAAAGGGCAGTTTTTTCTAAGGTTCCCTCTCGGGGTGTAAGCCTTGTCACGAAGGAAGGCTAACCCCTTCTCGTTCTGCTCGGGGGTGAGGGGGATGCCGTAATCGAATTGCTCTAGTTCGAACAAGGTGTAGTCGAAAATATCTTCGTTCTGGTGGTTCCCCCTTCTTTTTAACAAATTGATTTGTTGCTCGGTGATATAACCTTGTTTCTTGATCTCTTCAAAAATTTGCTCGTTCGTTTTCATGGTATCTAAATTTAAAGTTAAAGTATCGTTATTTCCTTGCTCCCGATTCGCTCGTGGTCAACGTCCACGGCCATGTATCTCGTTTTGTTGTAATCGTATAACACCGCCACGGTATTGGCGCCGTTCATCGACTTGTGATCGTGCACGGTATTTATATACTCGTATATCTTGTTGTCTATCGAGAACCTGACGTTAGTAGCGTTATGGAATGTAAAAGCGACAGCGTGTTTAAGCGTCTTTTCCTCGTTAACTTTCTTTTTCATGGTCTATATTTTTTAATTGATTAAATGTGTTATTTATAGCGCCTTCCAAATCTTCAAATTTTAAGCGTGTTATCCTAGCGTAGTAAGACACGCTGCTAGTAGGGTAACAGCAATTGGTTACTAGCCTGCAAGGGTCACCGAATAACCCTTTAGTCTTGAAAAAGTCACCCTTTCTAACCTCGAAATATCTCGATAACAACTCTAGCGCCTTGTTGCCCTCTTTCACCGCCTCGTCTATCGTGTCGTAAATTCCTATCGTGATCGTCTCGGGTGCTAGGTCGTGATGGCTTAATTCTACGGTTAACAATTCTTTTTCCATGTAATTGAATTTAGGTGTAATAGTCAAGGGTGGGGGAATCGAACCCCGGTAAAGTATCCATACCCCTCGAAAAGTAGATAGTGAAAATTGATCTCTAGCGGTCGGGGGTGGGGTGGATCATCCCCGCCACGGGACGCAGTTTGTAACGTTAAAGCATCCGTCACCGTCACCCCCGAACCACTGATTTAAACGTACCGTGTGTAACACGTTGTGATATAACGCTTTACACCGTTTTGACACGTGCCAGTTAACTACTGTTAGCTGATCAATCTAGCCGTTTGCCCTAGGTCTGGCTACCTAGCCCGGTGATATCGCACCACGCCAGTAAATGTATGCAGGTCAACATAATGGCTCATCACCATCGATTCACGCTTAACGACCTCCAAGAAGCAAAGAACTATAACAGAGAAAGATAACGCAACGGGTTACTAGCGTTGTTCGCCCGGGTGGGGGTGGTAGTCTCAATCTCTATATATACCACCGACCCGGCAACCTCTTCACCCTAGATTCTAACCGTGTCCACCGTTTCACCATCTATATAGATGTTGTCCTGCTAGAATCTTTATGACTTCATTATCTTGAGAACTCTTTCGTTGTTTTGTTGATACAAATGTACGCAAAAGTTCAACACGAACCAAGAGATTCAACTATAAAAGTGTAAGCAAATGTAAACAACACATCGTAACTATATATAATTCAATAATATACATGATAGTTAAATATTGTAAAATATATATCCGTACACGAAAAACGGGGGTAAAACTATAAATTGTAGTTTAACTTTTAACACTAGAATATAACATCATGTTAAGAATTTAACAGAAATAACGGGAAAAGGCACGCGACAGGGAATGGGGTATAATACAGGTAACAGGAAAAAAGGGGAGGGGAGGGGATAATATAGAGTGATGCAACCGATCACCCCACACCCAGACAAAGAGGTGACAATATATATAGATAAAACATCAATAGAAGGCGATAGAGACACGATTTGAGGGGAGGGGAACATAATATACTCGAAGGATTACAATGTCGTTACAATCGATATATGAACGAATTTGCCACGCAATGACGTTGCGCACCCATCCACACCACACCAAACTATAACTAATAGTTATAGAATAAGTAGAATAGGTATAACTAAAAGTTATAGCATGATAGATAAACTGGGGGTGGGGGATGTAATTATATAATATTACAGACGTTGGGGGGAAGGGGAAATAATGCTAAACGTATGGAGAGAGGTGGGGGATGTAAATGTATAGTATTAAAACGTTGGTCGAGGGGGAGGGGGTGAAGTGTTAAACGTAAAGCGGGTGGTGGGGGAATGTATTATCCCCACTCCCCACCCCAAGTAATATGTTCCACGTGGAACATTTTTCTATCATACTATATATATAAGGTATAAAACCCCACCCCCACCGATCAATTACACCTATATATATAAGGTATGATTTCTTTTTTGGTGTGGTGGGGGTATGAATTTTGGTTATACCATATATATAAGGTATGAATTTTAGTTATCGTGGAACATGATACAAATTTTGATATGTTCCACGTGGAACGTTGTTAAAATTAGTTTAACACACCCCCACCCGAATACCAGTATAACCAGTTTACGGGGGGTGGGGAGAGTTCAAACGAAAAGGTAAAAACTTTTGACCCCACGCCATTATAATATATAGAGTTGAAGGGGTTGGGGAGG